ATGTTAGAGGGAGTGTCATGTCTGCGACCCCTCCCCCCTATAGATTATCAAAATTTTCTCGAATTTTGAGGGCCTCTATAGGGGTTCAAAGTGCAGACAAATGAGCAATTTAGGTCTTTAAAAGGCCTGCATCATTCATTAAGCTCCTTTCAAGCTCATTGTTTTCTCTCCTAATTTTACCATCCTTATAGTAGATGATGTACATACCTTTTGGATTGGCTGCATAAATGCGCTCAACAGCATCATTGATAGCCACCTGATTCATATCATCAGAAAATGCTGGGCTATCAAATGTTAATCTGGCTATATAGCTACAAGTATGATGACCTCTAGCTTCATCACAAGCATACCAGTCATCAAAATTTTCAAAAGGATTATAAGGATTATCTGGTGTGGAGAGCATCATTGGGACTACACCATTAATGTGTGCCATAATTTGTCCTCCTTAATTACTCGTTTAAAACTAGATTTACTGTACTAGCAGAAATTCCAAGGGCATCAGCTATTTCAGCTTGTGTAACACCAGGTCTATTAGCCATTGCGCGAATTGTAGCCTCTTGTGTATAAGAAATTTTATCTCGTTGACTAGCGTGAGGCATTGTGTATCCACGTATTACATCAATAGATGTGTTGTTGATGATCTGTGTTAGTATGTTACTTGACACAGCGCCAGCATCAATAGCCTCCCATTCTTTTGGTGTTATCGTAAATTTTGGCTTCTTTGCACCTATAGATAAACGGGCACCAGCAAGACATTCATTCTTTAAACGTTTAATCTCATCTTTGGTGTATTCTGTACTACCATTATTTTTAGCAGCAAAGAATCTTTTATTAGCTAACATTTGAGCTTGTCTCTCGAGATAACTATTATTCTTCACCTTCTTAAGATTTTCATTTAAAGATGCTACTTCTTTTGCATATGTCTTTACTGCTTCCGAATTTCTATGCATGTTAGGAGTATTAACAGCTATTTTTCTAGCTTCATTTGCCAAATTTTTCATGCTTGTTGCATATTCAGCATAAGCTCTTTCCTTCGGGTCTTCCATATCACCGACCAACTCATAAGGATCAAAGTAATCCATCTTCTTAATCTTATCTTGTACTTTCTTTTCCTTAGCGTTTATCTTCTCTCCGGTAATTGGATCTTTGTCATATACTAAACGAGTCTTACCTGTTTCTACATAAACCTTCTTACCAGTATTAATGTCTATACCACCAACTATACCTTTTTCTTTACTAGAAGGTGCAGCTTTTCTTTGGTCAACATAATAATCTGCGCCAGCTCTTGTAATTATAGTTGATGCACCGGCATTCTTTCTACCTCTATATTTAACATTCAATCTATCAATGTCAAAATCTTCATAAGCTTTTTTCCAATCAAGATTATGCTTTTTAGCATCAATAATTACCATTGAAAACTTAACAGCAGGTATAAGATCTTCTGCAGGAGCACCTTTTAAAGTCATATCAGCAATAAGATTTGTACATTTGCCCATCCATTTCTGTTTAGTATCTTCAGAAACTTCATAACCGGGTTTATAATAAATCTTAGTATCAAAATCCTGCAATTCTTTGTATTTAGCAGAATTATTAACAGTAATTTGACCGCGATTATTAGGTATTACCAAAACATTATCACCATCAAAATCGGCACCAGAAAGTTTAGCAGCAGTCTTTTGTGTAATACCAACAGCATCTTGAGCATGTGCGCCTATCATTTCTTGGGCTTCTTTATTTCTATTATTAACGACCAATTCTGGAATTTCAAAAGTTCCACCATGAGGGTATCTAATAAGAATAACTTTTTCGCCGTTTCTATAATTAGGTGCATAGATTTCATTATCTTTTAAAGATGATACTGGTAAGATGGCATGTGACGCCTGTCTAGGCATGGCTGCGGCGTCTAAATCAACGGCTGCTTTATCACATTCATCAGCAAAAGAATATAAAAGACGTTTTTTAACCGTTGGATTTGTAACTTGATTAATCTCTTCAAACTCTTTTTGTTTAGATTGTTTAGAAATATCAAGTTGTTGATTTATTAAATCCATAGACTGTTTACTTAACATTTGAGAAGACAGATGTTTTTTCCAAGTAGACCAATCGCCTTCTTCATTAATGATGTTAACACAATTTAATTGAGTTTTTCCATCTTTGTCAATATAATGAGACTGACCAACAGTTACACCATCTTTCATTTTAATAGTTGCACCAAATGGATTATCATAATCGATTTCTCCATCTTTGGTTCTCTTCATAGGTTTTAAACAACTATTTTCTGGATCATCAGACATTAAAGGAGTACCAGGTTTCTTATTAGTATTAACTCGAATATCAATACCATCAGGAAGATTGTCTGAATATACACACATACCTTTAATATAATGCGTACCATCAACCGCAATTCTAACTTGAGCATATTGATTATCTCCTAAAGAAATATCATCGACTCCTCGTCTTATTTCAACCAATCCATCTTTGGATTTATCATAAGCCGCCATAACCCTTTTAGAATCCACAGATCTAGGATGTTCTATACCATAAAATGTTAAACCATTATCTTCACTATGAATATCAATACCAGCCACACCAATATCTGCATTTTGCATTGCTTTAATTGCATCACTATAGGTCATATCTGGTTTGCAAAGAACTCTAATTGTGGTTTGCTGTTTATTACTTCCTAACTGATCTTGATACATGGTGTAGGTTTTATAACCAGCATTTTCACAAGCTCTAACCGCAGACTTATATCTAGTTGGTGATACTCCTAATATCAATTCGGTTCCACTACCAATATCAATAATTCCTTTTTCATCAACAGCATTTCTTAAAGCATCAGCTGTAGCAAAAACAGCATTTTTAGTTTCTTCTGCTGATTTGCTCATCTTTAGATAAGATCTAACTGTTGACTCTGGTATTCCCATCTTTTTAGAAATATCAGTTGGTGAAGTAACACCAGAATTATAATAAGTTGTTACTTCTCGAATCTTATCCTCTTGGTCATAAGCTTTTGCTATGGCTATGGTTTCACGAAGAACTCTAGTATTAGGATTGCCTTTAGCATCTCTAATATTAAAATGCTCAGCAATAACTTTTTCTGAAAGTCCTTGTTTCTTTAAGTCTAAATAATCTTGATAGTTAAAATCAGCTCTTTGATAAGGATGTTCTCCAGATCCCCATTCATATCTACCAGAACCAGGATTGCCTTTTGTATGATCGACTCCGACATGTGCGAGCCAATTATAATAATCTTTTTCGTCAAAAGTCGTATACATAAATATCAATTAACTCCTTCCTGTTTCTCCTTTAGAATTGAATCGAATCTTTTGATTTTATCCATGATATAAAGAATATCAGTTTTCTCTGGACTATAAATACTAACCTCTTCAGATTGGTAGATCCTTAATTCAATATCAATAGTATTAGGATCAACATTATACTCCAAACAAAATAGAGCAGCATAGATTTCTAGTTGCTCCATGTGTGGCTGTTTCTTCATTACTGGAATCTGTCCGGTTTTTAAATCATGAATTCGCAGAAAGTTATTTCTAAATGAAATAGCATCTGCTGTACCAAAACAATTTTCACTATAATATAAAACTTGTTCTGGCGTCATATGAAAACCTATAGCGTCATTTACATATAAGGCTAAAGTACTGGTGGCTCCTTTCAGTCTCTGCCTAAGCTTAATCGCGGTTGCTGCAAAATCATGCAACTCAGTTCCGCGTTGAGCAGCCATATAAGTTTCATAACGCTCAGCCAACTTTTCATCATCATAATGAATCCAACTAAATTGACTAGCGCCTAGAAAAGCATGACAACCAAGCAAACGACTATGATCATTAAACTTCATGATTACCTCCATTAAAAAATAAAGAAAGATCTTTTAAAACGTCTTCTTCATTCTCCGGAAATATAAATCGTGAGAATGACATTTTGTTCATTGTATCAACATAATAATCTTGATTAGGTTGATGCGGTTCGTCTTTACTTTTCTTACATTCTAATGTTGCCCACTTATTGTTGTATAATATCAATAGATCTGGAATACCTTGAATATACTCGGGATCTTCTTTTTGAATTATACAACCAGGAAACATTAATTCCAACTTTCCTATAACAGTTGGTTGATAAGAATTTTCTTTTTTCATCTTTGGCTCCTAAAAAATAAAAGGGATGATTAGTAATTTAACCACCCCTTAAATAAACACAAAAAGAGGTATTTTATGCCTCTCCTTCTATTAAGCGACATGTTTTTCGTGCGTCTCTGAAATATCAATTATTTTATCATTCTTTAAGAACATCTTCTCGTTAAATGTCTCTTTATTGTTAAGTGCCTTCTTGATGCCTTGATCTACTGGCGATGAAGAATATAAATGATAGTAATACAAATCTACAAAAGGAGTATTAAGTCTATCTATTCTTCCGCTAGATTGTTCTAATATCTTATATGAATAATTCAATGACCAGAATACAATAGTATCCGTTTCAATACAATTCCATCCTTCAGCACCAGCAGTATACTGAACTAGATATATCCATGAATCTGTATTTGGTATTACTTGATGCTTATGACCATTCCATTCTCTATAAGGTATTCCTTCTCCTTCACAATAGTTTTTTAAAATATCAAGTTCATAATCAAAATTGTAAAATACGACCATCTTATTATGAATCTTAAATATTTCTGTAAGAATATCAATTCTCGACAAATCTGAGTTTACAACTTTTCTAAGACACATGAACAATTCCGATATATTTTTTATCGGCTTATCATTGAATACATTCCATCTATTTTTCCAAACTCTAAAATATAAATTATGATCAAAAGTAGCTTTAATCCAATAATCATGTCTTTTAGTATGTCTGAAAATATCAAGGTCAACCAATATTTGATTTCGAAGTAACTCGAGTTTCTGTTCATTAAGATACATCTTAACTTTAGGATAGCGTCTATAATAATCATATACTACATGCTGTCTTACAAAATCAGATTTATTCTTATAAAATCCATTAGCTATAAAAACCGGAATGTAATCCATCCAAGTATCACCAGGTGTTGCACTTAATAATATCCATTTATTGTGTTTAGAAATATCAATAAATGTTTTAGACCATTTGCCATAACCAACAACTCTTTGTTCGTCAAATATAAAGAAAGCATCTTTTACATCTTTATACTTTTCTATATTATTCCAAGAATCAACTGTAACTTTTATACAAGAAGGTTCTTCTGTACCAATATTAAATGTGAGACACTCTTTCTCCCAATCTCCAAGGTCCCTTTTACGAGCTGTAGTAATAATATATAAATCTCTTTTATTAGAAGGCTCTTTATATAAATATCCATCATAAACTCCATCCATTACTTTGGTCCAAAAATATAAAAGAGATGTAAATGACTTCCCAGAGCCAACTCCACCACAAAGGATGGAGCCAGTTCTGAGAGAGTCTACTGCTTTCAATTGATCAGATGTTGGAATTAGTTTCATTACTCAATAGGAAACGGGAGATCATCGTTGGTATCAATATTAGGCATTTCAGACATCATCTTCCTATACTTCTCATCAATAGGATTTTCCTTTATTGTCAAATATAAAGAATTGATGTATGCCTTAATACCCTGCTTACCAGCATAATCATAATAATAAGCACCAATTACTGCATCGGCACTTACTATTTCAGCATGATCGAGTGTATCAGCTATCTCTTCTGTAACATGAATAAGCCCATCTTTCTTAACAATAAATATCTTAGGATCTCTGAGCTTTCCTTCTCTAGTTCTAAACAAAAATGTTGCTTCTAACAAATATCTATATGATCCATCCTCAAATTCCTGCTTTCTAACCTTCCAGCCATCTCGCATAAGATCATCAATAATATTTTCAGGCATTACAAAAGTTACAGTTCTAACTCCACCTTCTGGCTTGTAAGGTGTGGGTCTACCTGCGAAGTTACTATAAGCGATCTGTCCCTCTGTAATATTAATATCATTTACTCTTGGCATTTTATTTATTGCTCCTTTCAATTATATACCCATTCAAATCATATCCTTCTGAACAAGTATTAGTTTCATGATTGTATTTTGGACAATTTCCACAAATATCAATCTTCTCATCACCGCATGGCGGATACCATGGTGGCGCGGACTCCGGAGAAATCGGATCATCCGACGCAAACCATTCAGCATCACCATACTTATCAATTGTTTTTATAGCATCTTCTATCAGATTCTCATAATATGAAATATCAATCATATCTGATATACCTGCTAAATTGTTACCATTAGCTTTACTAACTGTTTCCGCTTCAAGCCATCGATATCCTTTAGTGCCTGTTACTGATGAATACTTATCATTTCTAAGTACCATAAGCTCTCCACCATTACATCCAGGCTTAACAGGACAGAATGAACCGACTCGACCTACAAAAATATAATTATGCTCGTCAGGTCCAAGATCCTCATTCATATCAAGATACATTGTATCTTTTACAGACTTCGTCTCGCATACATCTTTAAATATCAATGGATCATGACTAAATAAAGTCTTAAATACATAAGGCTGAGCAAATTGTGCACCGGTCGGTGTCCATGCTGTATTAACTTTTTCTCCTGTAGACAACTTCAAATCATGAGGGCCATCACTATACTTAGCAATATAAACTGCATCATTTACCAAACACATCTTCTCATAAGTTGCTTCATGTTCAAAAGTATATCCATACTCTTTACCATAATCCATAACAAACTTAATAATATCTGGAGTTGCATTTGGGATCTTGATTGAATCTGTCTTGATATGTGCTACTGTAAATCCTCTAGCCTGAACCTCATGCTTAAGATTTATCATAAACAAAGCTCCACGCTTCGCTACAATATTATCAATATTACGAGGATCTCTAAAAGGATTCTCAAATCTAGCACTAGTTAATCCATATACAGAATTAATAGCGGTCTTAAGAGCAACTGACAATTCTTTTGCCTTCTTCGGATCATCAAGATATGGAACAAGTTTTCCACCAAATAACTTTTTAGCTTTATCATACTCCTTATGCTTAATATAAATACGAGCCAACTTAAGATCACTAAAGTTCTTAGTATATAAACCAAACAAATTCAAACACTCAATAGATGTCGGATGCATTGAAGCTACATCGAGTAACGCTACATTGGCATACATTCCAGGTTCAGAATATACATAACCACCTTCACCAACTTCTTCGCCTCTATATGTACTCTTTCCATTCTCAAAAGAATATCCAGGAAACATCTCGGACAAATCTGTATATTGTAACTCAGACTTAATCTTTTCAGGATTAGCCTTAACATCATTACCAAATACAATTCTAGTTGTGTGCTGGTTAGTTGTATTGTTTACTGATAACCCAGATAACTCAGCCAATATCTTACGAGCTGTCCAATCACTATCAAGATAATTAAATACTGCTTCCGTTGCATGAACATCATTAGTACAATATTCAACAACTTTACTCCACAGTTTCTTATCAACTGGCTTATCCCAAGGAATATCCATTTCCTGATGGTGAATACCCAACTCAATCTCAAACTTCTTAAGAGACTGTTTATGAGTTGAATCAGCAAAATCATAAATATCAGTATAACTTAAATTATAAGCTTCTCTGAAAAATGCAGGATTATTCTTTCCACCATTAATTATCTTTTGTGATAACTCGAACAACTGTTCATTAGTATATCCGATCATTCTAGCATAGAGAATATGATTATCGTATCTTCTATTATTGAATCCAACTAATCTTCCTTCATTAACCATATTAGAAACATCAACAGGAGATGGATTAATCATAGAATTAACATAATTAATCTTACCATCTTCATCTTTCTTTTTCCAGCATACAATAAAGAGATTAGGATATACCTCAACATCATAAAATATAATTGGCTTTTCTAATGCATACACATCATCTTCAATCTTTACTTCTGGTTCATCGGCTGACATAAAATGCATTTTTGATACCATCTTCATACAATACTCAGCATTATTAGTACTGTTCATTGCAAAAGTGAGAATATCATTATACATGTTACTTACGTCATATTGTATTCCGGAAGCATAAGCATCCTCTAATAACTTATATATAAAGTCAATGCTCGGCTTAGTTGCCGGGTGATACTTCTTCAACAAGTTATTAGCAATAAGTTTTCGGAGTGCCTTCTCATTTTTCAATACCTCAAAGTCCATTGTTTTCTTGGCTCCTTTCAATGGTAAACCTGAGGATATCTCTTTGATAGGTAGATCATTACACTTACTCAACTTTCTACGAAGCGATGAGTTTCCTTTAAATACCTTTACTTCTATTCCTTCAGAATATAAATAATTTAAATTACTCACATCACCCGTATAAATATAATGTAAATGCACTCCTGAACCTGACTTACTAAACTCTGCATAAGTCGGAGGCCATTTCTCGGCTGCCTCCAGATTCTTCTCCATTGACTTCTCTCCATTTTCATCTTTTAGATCAAAATCAATGACAACCATATTCTCAGGTACTTTTACATAATGCACTCTTTTTGTGTTCAGATCATTTAAAGTTGTCTGAACTTCTGACCATTTCTCTAATGGTGTACCAGTTGTAGAAGCATATTGAGCGGGGCAATCTTGTAGAAAATCATCCAATAAAGATTCAGTTTGATTCATCTTAAGCCAAGAAATATCAATCTTATCTTTTGGCTGTTGTGCATATCGTACAACTTCATCAATTGGTTCTTTCTCAAACTTACCGGCTTTAAATCCTTTATATACACTTCTAACCTGTATACCATCTATTCTAGTTACATCGTAGAATTCCTCAAAATAATCTTTGAGTTCTTCTCTAAATTTATACATCGGCAATTTATTAACTATTAATGTTTCATCACAATATACCTTGTATAAATTATATGCTTCTTTTAGATTTATCCAATCTGCTCTCTTAAAAGCATCAAAATACTCTTCCACAAAGTTGAAGAAAATATCGGTATGAAACATCATCTTAAGTGGAACATACCCATTATAATAATCGCTACCCATTGATAAATATAAATCATAGCAATGTTGAGCTATTCCACCTAATTCAAATTTTATGTTTTTAATTAATTGAGAATATCTTCTCGAAGGTACTTTATTACCTGTTGGAGAAACATCAATTAATCTTCTAATAACTCCAGATTTAGAATCAGTTATCTTAACTGGTTTGTTAGTTGCCATAAATAAGAATGCATTTGATCTCATTTCATACTTAGACTTAAACTTTTCGTTTATCATCATCTTTTCATGAGAAACAATTGAATTAAGTCTACTATTATCTTCTATTCTTGATAGATCACCATCGTGTTGTATAGCTACTAATGGATTATTTCTAAATGATTCTGTTGAGAACATATCATTATTAGAAGTTAATCCCTTTGCGTCGAAGCTACAACAATATCCATCAAACAATTGTTCAATAATATTTAATATTGTTGACTTACCGGCTCCAGCTTCACCATATAACACTAGAAACTTTTGTATTTTCTTACTATCGCCTGCAATTATAGATCCAATAGCCCATTCAATCTTCATACGCTCTTCTTCAGAATATAAAGTACTCATGAGTTCATCATAAGATGAAATATCTCCTGGTTCCATAGCATATGGTAATCTTTTACTACTGTGATCTTCTTTTATTACAACAGTATTAGAAAATATAATTTTACTATCAAGTTGTACTAAAGAGTCTGGCCTGGACTTTACATATTGTTGAAACTCAGTCCACATCTTCGTATTAAAATTACTTAGTTCTAAGACTACACAACTGGGAGTATCTTTCCATTTTTCATCCCTATACTTATATAGTTGTTCGTCTATTAATCTAGCAACATCATACTCATCTGTAGACCAAGTTTGCTTTTCTTCATCCCATATTGCATAGAATGCCTTTCCTTTGACCATAAGATCTTTAGTACGCTTTACTTTAAAGGTTGGATAAATTTCTACAGTACCTTTTTTTGTTAACCGCTCCTTAATGTCAACAAAATCTAGCATGCAAAAACTCCTTTTCATTGAAATATAAAGTGTGACACATTTTTATTTTTACTATTAATATATAAAAAATTACTTTCTATAAATAGTTATAAAAAAATATGTAACATGTCACACATCCCGCAAACGCCCTATTTACGGGGGTTTCCAGACTTTGCATTTTCAAAAAGTGTGACAAATCTGAAAAAAATGCAAAAATCAGCAATAAAATTCACATAAATATCCGTTCATTTGAGCAAACAATTCAATTTCTCTTTGATTTTTGTCACAGTGATTTCGCGGAAATAAGCCACCGTGACCTAGCTCATCGTACGTACGGTCCATGAAAATATCCACTATTTCTTCCACATCTTTAAGGCTCCTTTCGCCCCTTTCAAATGCTTCGTTGGTACAATCAAGCAACCCAAGATTGCCGATTAGCTCCCAGAACCAACGATCGATGTGTCTCCTTTCGGGGTCTCTCACGGTATCATCCATACGAATCGCTAGGCCACAGATGACTTCCATAACCGAACAAGGAATAAGACTTAGCTCCTTTGCGCTCCTTTCGTCAATGTCAAATTCCTGTTCGAAGTTATAGCGAATATCAATGCCGTCAGCGGCTCTATTGTCGTCATTATGAACGGACCATCGAAAATTAATTCTAAAGAGAATATCAAGTAATATATCATAAACCTCCATACCAGGAGCATACACCAATTCTCTTAGATAATCAAAATATCCAATGGTATTCATAATATTTATTCAATTATTTCAGACTGTTAATATATCGTTCGTAAGATATATTATACTTCTTTATCTTATAGTCTGTGCGGAAATGCTCATTACGAACATATATCTCAGAAGATGGAGCGTCAAATTTACCAAATGATTGTAGAACGATTCGTCCACCACAAACCTCAGTAAATTCTTCATCACTTAAAATATCATCGTCCTGAGAAATCACATTATCTACACTATAATACTTGATGAATTCCTTTTCATATTCATCATCGTCATCATAATCTTTAGGGCTAATGAATCGTATATCTTCATTAATTTCCGCCTCAGGTTCCTCCGATTCTGCAATAATATCATCAATCGTAAGATTATCGGATACTATTACAGGAACCGTCCCCTCTTCCATACCAGACTTAAGCATATCCTCTTTTACAAGCGCCAATTTATTAGCAACCTGTGCTTGAAGATTCTTAATAGTCTCACGATCCTCATCAAGCTGTCTCTTATACTCCTGGTACTCCTTATCAGTATTAACATCATAAACCTTCTTAAAGTAAATATAAGTGCCTCCGATGCCTATACCAAGACCAATAATACCAGATATAACAGACCCAATTACAACAGCCTTACTCATCTTTTCCTCCTTCAGATATTAATGTTATGCGCATGATCATACTCTCTTAAAGTTGCTCTATCAAGTGCTAACGAATCCTTATTTTTCTTCTTAATATACTTAGATGCAAATTCGAGAATCTCGTCCGTAGGGTAACAATTAGGTCTTATCTCATATACATCGTCTGAAACACCATCAAATATACACAGATTAGTTTCTTCGAGTCTTTCGGGAGTAATTCCAAGATCTATAGTTGAATCATAATCGACCTTTCTATAATGACGACCATTATAATCCCACTCATCAGGAAGCTCATTAAATACTCTTTCTGATACCCAACCAATAGACTTCGGCAAGAAATTCTCTGTCATATAAGGCCCAACAGAAACATCAACACCCAAATATTCAAGAACCTCATTGTAAGATATACTACCAGCACCATTAAGCTGTCTCTCAAATACTACCTTCAAATTCTTCAATCTACTAAGATTTCTTGTCGGATCCTTATCCCATTCTGTCGACGTCCAAGGGCCAAATTCTCTCTTGTAAATATCACAATCGATAGGATCATAAACAACGGAGACATGCTTCTTCTTGACCTTTTTACCAGTCTTAGGATCAACTTCTTCAGTAACAGTCTCAATTTCAGAGCGACCCATATAAATATCATAGTCTGCCTGAGCACCATACTTCTCAATTACTCGAGAACGGTACTTAGCAAATGCCGCAGCTATATATGATGCTGTAGCTACTGCTTCGGTTGCAAGAGCTATGGCCTCTTCTTTCTTTTTACGCTCGGTTCTAAATCCTACAATTGTAGATGCTATAGATGCAGCGCATAATACTACCGGAATTGAATAATGCTTAGCTATGGTCAAAGCAAGATGTTTATTATTATCCCTAGTAAGCTGATCCGCCTGTTCCTCGTCCTCTGCATGCTCAAGTGCATCATCTAACACCTCGTCATGCTCGTCAATATCCTTAAGAGTCTTAGCAGTTGCTACACAAGCTGTAACAACACATGCTAACTCTGCTGCAATACCAATACCAATAAATATGGTAGAAGCATTATCTTTAAAAAATGCCTTAACATTTTCAGATGTCTTAGCCATTTTTATGTCTCCTTTCACTTCTTCTAATATTACGTGTTTTCTTTTGTTCTATAGTTAAAGCTTCTCTAAGTTTCTCTATAGATTCTTCTTCATCAGAATATCTCTTTTCTGTAATAATTTTCCAATCCCGTTTATTGGTATAAGAAAACAATAATGTCGGGTAATTTGGATTCTTAAATTCACATTTTATTGTATTATTACCTCTTGGATAATATGTAATGTTTTCTTCAGATCCAAATTGTGGAAATATATTACAAAATTGCTCAAATATCCATTTTGGAGATTGTATCATATTAATTACCTCAATCCAAAGTCTGTGGAGTAGGCAAGTTTAACAAATATCCATCTCTTACTAATGTCACTCCAGCCGTGCTCAAATCTCTCCATACATAATTGTTATATGTGTAAGGGCACCTCATATTACAAATATCATAAAGATCAGCGACAGTAACCAAACCATAATCGGAAATAATAGTGCCCAACCGATCAAGAACATCATTAGCCTCAGCCCTAGTTTGAAAGATAAAATCGTCAAGTGCAAGAGAGTTCCTAACGCCCATAGCACTACCTTGAGCAGGGCGATTGACAGGACGGCTGACAATATTATTGATAGAACTATAACTAACATACTTAGTATTTTTATTACCTCCTATTACACCAGTTCGACCATGCTTTGCCTCACCATACAAAAGAATATCAATTCCGTTCGTAACGGTATCAGATATTGCGTTTTTGATAGTCGGAACCAAAACATCATTTACAACATAATCCTTAAGACGAGTACCATCCTCGGCTAATATCTTATGTCTAGCACGCTTCCAAGCGGATTGCTTCTTAACAGTAACTCTACCTTCTTCTAAAATTGGTTCTTGCTTAGGCCTTTCTGGTGGTTTCTTTGGAATATCCGAATTTCGTGATAAAGATGCATTCGGATACTCCGATTCTGAATTAATAACTACCGGTCTATTTTCCATAATCAATACCTCCCATGCGGTGTAGACGGCCACTGAAGACTGCCTCTATCATTACTAGAATCAAATCTCCTTAATCCGATAGCACAAACATGCCGCTCTTCGTCGTCAGGATTAAAATGATCATAATAAGTACACAATTCCATAGGAGTAGAATCATATTGGAATTCTAAAACATCACCCATGTCAGAATGCCCAATGTTTATGCCAGTCCTAGCAAGACAATCATACCAATCGTTCAATGTTGCCGTCTGATACTTTTCCAAATATCCATTAAATAGATGAACGGCTCGTCTAAATTGCTCCATATTGCCATTCAAATATATACCGCATCCAGCCGGAGAATAGGAATCTCTATATATGACCTTTCCTTCGGTTGAAGAATATAATTCCTCTATTCGTTTGACAACTTCTGGATTTTTCTTATCTTCATCAACTACTCGATGAATAACATCAGATTCTATCTTTCTAACATCTTTAGCTGGAAGATTATCTCGCATGCTTTCTCGAATTGTATTAACAGTTTGCGTAGCGACCATACAAGCTCCAGCAAGAGCATCAATCTTTTTCTGCCCCGCTCGAAGTGCGAGGATTTCGAATGTCACCGCACCTCCAAATAATATAACTGGCGGAATATAATCAGTCCATACGAGTTTTACAGTTTCGCCAACGGTTAGAGAAATATCAACATCAGGATCTTCTGGTTCTCCCATATCAGTCCATTTATCATATTCCGCATCTTCAATTTTCTTACACGCCTTTATGGTTGAATGAGCTGTTGTGATCATCGCTGCCGCTGTACATGCAATTCCTAGAACTGTAAATATAGTATTAGCGTTATCTTTACAAAAAGACTTTACATTTTCTAGACCCATAAATTACTCCTTGAAAAATAATAAGGGACCTGTTACCAAGTCCCTTTGAAATATCAAACTTCCGGATTCTGAACAATATCAAGCTCCACCTGCTCAATTTCAGGCGTGTTTACGACCTGCTCGATCTGCTCAACATTCTCCGGCGTACAAAGATTATCAATTGCATTGTCGATCTTCTCGACTGTATCGTTAGGTTCGTGATGAACCGCACTACATACCAAATATCCAGCTCCAAAACCAGCCGTTACACATCCTGCAATTGTAAGTCCAAGCTTAATGCCCTTCTGATGCTTCTTGTAAAAAGCTACAAGTCCATTTTCCTTCTTTGTCTCTACTGTTGTTACTTTGTTCTGTGCCATAATTTTGTCTCCTTTCTGACAATCGTGTATTTAATTAGTTGTTCTTGTTTGTAATATCGTGGACGATGTCCTTAATATCACTAGAAATCTTTGTTTCTCTCTCGAGCTTCTTGTCCTCAGCATACTTAGCTGCTTCCAAATCTGCATCGATTGCCTTATTGTAAAGTTCTGCCTGCAACTTATTCTGATGAATACCTGCAATTATCGAACCAACAAGTGTTACTGCTAGTAAACCAAAACCGGCTCCTACCATAACTACATCCGCATTCTCTCTGATCCAACTCTGCTTCTCTCTGATCCAACTCTGCTTCTCAGTCTTCTTCTCGTCCATCTTCGTCTCCTCCAATAACTTGTCTACTGCCTGATCCATTTCGTTCTTGATCCCTGTTACGTCTGCCATGATTTCTTTCCTCCTTAAATATACTTTTTATAGCTTTCTGCCGTTTTATTGCTCCAAACGTGCCTAGTCTCATATGCTAGTCCGCCTAAAAACAATGCTACTCCAAAACAACCCTTTATAAGTGCTGCTCTGCTCTGATCTCCCATCTTCGGTTTCTTATCATTGGATATAAGTCCATTGATCTTTTCTACCTTAGATACTTCTTGATTGAATGTCTCAATATCCATATCTGATTCATCATCACATATAGTTTTGATTAATTCATGTTTCTTTCGTTCCAACGCTTTCGCATTTTCCTTTTTGTAATTTGCCATTACTTTGTCTCCTTTCTTAAAATATCAAAATTCTTAACTTACCTCTACATTAAGAGATGTGTTATTCTTGCGAAAGGAGATCATTTAAGATTTCAACAATATCTTCGTCGAATGCGTATGCCTCATCGAGAATCACATCAAATATCATAGTGTGACTAGATTCAAAATTAATATTGATTCTCATAAATTTTTCAACGATTTCGGGTATCTTATCGTTCGGAATGCCAAAATCCTTCAACTTACAAACCAAGTGTACAATATCCCCATAAACAATCCCAATACCATCATTAAACTGTACATCAACACTAGTCATTTCTTTCCTCCAAAATATAAATCACTGCTTAGGTTCAGTCTTAGCGTTATCTTCGGCCATACTATTGAGTGTAGATACGAGATCGTTAAGTCTTGTAGTAAATAGCTGCCACTGTTCAGGCTTAAGAATGACCATCTGTGCATGAGCAATCCTGAATTCCACAGGAGTAGTCTCACTACCTGTAACCATTGTAAACATTACTGGAATGTTACCATTAAATGCATTAGGTGCCTGCTCCAGATTATAATTCTCCTCAACATTCTTCATTTCTTCCATTTTCTGCTTCCTCCTTAGTTTTCTGAGCGTTCTTACTGAATATGTTAGATATTACCTCGTATTTCTGAGATATAATACCATAGATGCATGCCAATTCGTGGTCATCTGTTATGCCATCGAATTTTAAAGTTGATTCATTGTTTTGAACTAACTTATTAATCTCTGCAGATATCTTTTTAATCTGCTCTGGGTTTTCTAAGTCAATCATCTTGCGTCACCATACTTCCTGCACAATTCATGTGCCTTTTCTGACAATTCTCTATTCTGAATATCATACGCTGAGTACAATATAGCCGCCTTTAGTTCTTCCGCAGGAGCATTAGCATGCACCATCGTCGCAATAAGATTTGACCAATAATTTATCACATAAGTTACATCATGATTCTTTTCCATATTAATTACCTCCAATCATTAATAGTTCTGTACCATCATTAGTGCAATATAAATCTGTCTCGGAATAATATGCGCCGCATTCTGGACAGAATTTACCTTCTTTAAAACTATGTTTTATTAATACAGCACCACATAACATTCCAAATATAAAACCGATAATAACACTTATAAATGCAACCACCCCTGTAAAACCATCATCCATAAGTAACCTCCGCACCGCACCCCGCCCACATTGAAGCATTGCCACAATTAGGACATTACGCCCATGGATTATAATTATAAGAGGGCAATGACTCAAATTCAGATACTTCTTTATCGATCTTACGATTTTCTTCACGCAACTTCGCTATTTCATTTCGTAATTCTGAATTTATACGACCCATGTCAGCCTTTATGCCCATCAGTTCTTGCATGAAGAAATCCAAATATCCGACCGTAAAGTCACTCGACCAAACCTCAGGGCCCTCATCAGTGCCCTTTTCTCCTTGAGACACCGCCATTGCAAACTCAAAACCTTTATTGTATTCCATTGAGTTTTTCTTTTTACTCATTTTATTCCTCCCAAGTCATTCCTATTGCTTCTGCTAGATCCGTCGATATGTATTGGATGTAAAGTAGCTCACGTTGACGATCATAATATGCATTTATAAGACCGCGTTTAGGATGTCTTATCTTTACAGGAACTACTATATTTGTCTCTTCTATTGATTTATATGTAGAATCCAATGAGTCTGATATTTTCTCTTCATTTACCTCCCATATGTCAATTTGTCCATCAACGTTGTGTTGCTCATCATAAGCAAATTCAAAATATATTTCCAAATTATCGACTGCAATTACATCGCTAAAGAACTTTTCATGCATAATATCTATACTCGTAGTATCAGGCATAGCAACACCATTAAACCATTTTGACACCCTAGATTTTGGAACTTTACATGCCTTAGCAATATCTAGATAAGTTACTTTACATATCTTTTTAAGATCTTTTATCTTGGCAATCCACATTTTCTAACTCCTTTTCAGAATATATATAACCAAAGTATTTCTTTACTTCGGTTACTGCCCACTTTAGAAGCTCTTTATGCTTCTTTTCTCGCTCAGTCAATATAACTGAACCATCAGGGAAACCGCATGCCTCCGAATATAGAATCATACGATCTCCAATAAAGAACCCGCTCAATCGGTCAAGTTGGAGAAGACGGCTTCTTAATCGCCTCATACAGTCATCGATTTCGTATTTGTTTCCCTCCTTAACCCTCTTTTTGACCTCTTTTTGGTTGAAGTATAAAGAATTGACCGTCTCATCCCATTCCTCGATCTTTGCAGAAATAATCTGAGCAGCCAATTTCTTATAACCCTTAAATTCGGAATCTGACATCATAATCAATTCCACTCCTTGTCGTAGTCAGATTCGTATAACTCATCTGAAAAATCGGCCCTCTCTTTCTTGTTTGTGCATGCCCAAATCGGGGGCTCGTTATCCCAAAAATGGGGTTCTTTCTTTGTATTAGTCTTCTTCTGATCCATCGTTCATTCCTCCTCCTCTGACAAATTTTGCTACTTTTATCATTGCTTCTGCTACTGCTATATTATGATCCATTTCTTTGATTAACTTTTTAGAAGTCTCTAATTGTGCTCTCGTTGTAGATATCAAACTACAAAAATTATTGAATTCAGCGTCACTCATAACTAATGGATCTTTTTCACCAGCTAAATATAAGGTTAATAGGTATCCTATTAAACCCTCTAATGATTTAGAGTCGTCTAAATATTTTTCCATATTACTCATTATCTTTTACCTCCAGAAGTTGGCCTGTACTAGTGCATGTATATACCTCGGTTATTACAGTGCTTGTCCACATTGGTTGATCTTGGAAAAATATTTGCGTTTTGCCAAGGGTATTTTTTGCATAATATGGACAAATGCGTACTACATAATCAAAATTAATAATCTCTTCTTCTATATATTCTTGACCCCCCCTTGAGTGGACCACATGAACGGGTTTGAAGTTACTCATTCGACATAACCTCCTAAAATATACATCAGACGCAGTCTTCCAACTAGGCTCCTTTTTAACAGGGATAATATCAACACTATGGCACAAGTTTTCTATCTTGGTAGCATAATCTTTAGCTTTATCCTCAGAGTCAAATATACCTCCTATGTAAATCTCAGAACCATACCTATCACGAAATCCATCAAGAACTACCAAATATAATATTTTATCCATTGGCTTTACTCCTCCATTAAGATTTTTATATACCCCTGATATACGAGCTGTTGGGATAAATGATCATCACAACAGTTGATTGTCATGTATTCTTTTATACCATCAACAAGATTCGCAGCCAACGATTCTTTAATCATTTCAATCGGAATCGTGTTTTCTATCATCAGATTACGAGGGATTCTAACCTCGACCATTATCTTCTCGGGACGATAGCGTTCTTCTTTAACAACAGGGATTGGCATTTGTGCGAGCTCGTGTTCATCCATCCTATCCGGGAATACTCTGTAATATAGCTTTTCAACTAAACGCTTAATTATTTTTACCTCTCTTCCTTCGGAACATAAGCAGCAGTAAAATTGCTATGATCCTGGTTATATAGAATTTCCAATAATTCTAATACATAGGCGTCCATGTGATTCTGAATGCCCTCTTCATCGTGTTCAATTCTTGCTAATTCATTCTTCGCCCATTCTAACATTTAATTACCTCTCTTAAATCTGCAATTTGGTGCCGGAACAAAATCCCGCAGCCATTCACGCTGAATGTATTCGAAATTGTCGTTCTTTTCGAGTTTTATACTTGTGAAGTTGTATACACGATTCATTGGTAAATGATTTACATCGTCATTATAAAATATACTAATATTAAAAGCGTCCGCGTCGCGCTTATCTTTGATAGATATATTTAAACCGTATATAGAATTTAAACTACCACCATCAATTAAATATTTGTGAAGTTCAAAAGCGGTAGTATATACAACCACACTTTCAATATTTGGGTACTTATTTTTGTAGTAATCCGCCAAATTACACGGATTAGCATACTCAAACGGTTCACCACCTGTTAAACAGAGCATGTCAGCCCATCTAAGATCTGCTTCTGTAACATACTCTAAATTCTTGATGTCATATTGTCGATTACAACACCACGCACAATTTCTATCACATAGTGTCGTCACTATTAGGTGTAATGTGTTCGTTTTTTCTATCATGTCTTTTCTCCTTGATATAAAAATTAGATATTTTCTTCATACATTCAGGGCAAAGATCTAATTTTCTATATTCGTTTTTATATTCCTTAATAGCCATACTGACTAAAAAGCTTAACAAATCTCGTTGAGTAGGAGATAACGAATCATATATCTCTTCTACTGTCATTTTTCTTTCCTCCTAAATATAAATCTGGCTTCGTTTATGCATTTCTAAACGTACTTAGCTGGATTAAATGCGTCATAATGTTATTTTTAGGAAGTACAATAGCATTACCAGTACCAAGTAGTAAACTTATATCTCGTGCATAGCAGCAATGCCGTCCGTACTGCGAATACACTCGAACTTACGATTTCTCCTTACTTTGTTTACTGCAAAATTCTCATCAGATGTGTGATGACACTCTGCGTAACCGTTTTCCGCACAATTCCTTTTACAGGCTTTTCCGTTACAAAAATAGAAATATTTCATTATTTTTTCCTCCTAAAAATTTACTTAATTATCCACTGTCTCCATTCGGCCAGAGACATTTCTTCTTTATGTATGATGGGAAAATGGCCTACCTCTTTAAAGAAAATATCCAGCGCATCCTGCTCGGTTTTAGCCTTGATAACAACTTTATGCACCCAGGCTACCTTTGCATCTTCTACATAACTGAAAATATAAACTTTATTCATTTTATTTCACCTTACCATCCCGGTATTTTATAAAACACTTTGAACATAATTTATATTTTTCCAAACTCTTCATAGGCTTCCCTTGCACAACTTCCTCGCCCCGACGGATTACTGCAACGTTCGTAGAATCTGGCAAAATAATAAGCTGCTGATTCGGGGTCAGTTGCTCCTTCAAACGCCAAATATCCATACTCAGCCATTTCCGATCGGATTGTAGAAGCAAGATATTCGAGTTGTTCATCGAGGCATCGTCCATTGATCGATCGATGATGATTGCTTGTACTCCATTGGCAAAGTCCATAATAATATCCTCCTGATGAATAAATTGTAGGTTGTAGGTTGAATGAATATCCTCCACACTCGACCATCATGTTTCCAAATATACCGGCGGCACACTCGTCGGACAAATCCATTTCGTCCGTAAGGTACTGCCAAATATATAACTGAAGCGTTTGGTCCTTTAAGATATACTCTACCTTAGGTCCAATACTCTTCAGTTTATCTGTATCGTACTGATTAGAGGGCTCAGGAGCCAACGATCGCTCGTTAAGCCATGAGACCTCTATCGTTTGCTTTATCATTGCCGCATCAGCCTCCTGTACAGGCCAGAATATAACTATACTGGCAAAGAAAACAAATACCGCAGCAATATAGATCAGGATATCGAATTCCTGATATTCAGGTTCGTTCATTTGAGTCCCCCTTTTCAAAGTAAAAGTCCCACCCATGAGGTTCATTCATGCCAATAGCTGCAAACATACAATAGCCCCCATTTTTATCATCGTCTAAAAATGGATTTTTAGCATTGTGATCATAAAATGGACAATTATTTACACAATCGCTCATAGATTTACACATGTTCTTCAGTTTCATACCTTCAATAACAAAACTATTAACGCCCATAAATTCCTCCCTCAGATTATTTTTGCGAAAACAATAGGGCTTATGTTTCCATAAACCCTAAAGTCTGCATAAGTATAAATATCACTTCTTGGAGTGATTACTTAACTTAATGCATGCTGTTACTAATTTTGTGATTGCCACACCAAGTGTGCCCAGTGCAACCATCACACCAAAAGCTGCCATCAAAACCGATAAAACCAACATTTAATCACCTCCAATTAATCCTTGTCTGCAATCTTTTTGCCAATGTTTACGATCATAATAACGACTCCTGCCGCTGTTATGGTTACGCCCATACCAATCATAAAAATAGATAAAACTAACATCAAGTTTACCTCCTAAAATTTTATTTCTATGCATTAAGAGGTGTGTTTTTTGTGCGAAAACAATAGGGCTTATGTTTCCATAAACCCTAAAGTTTGCTACCATATAGCTGCCAGTATTCTATACTGGGGCCTATTGGCAACTGAGTCGACAGATTCATTCCAAAGTAAATTCTTCTGTTCTTCAGACATCTTGCCATGATCTTTCTCATAAAGATCTAAGCGTGTCTGATAAACAGCCATACATTCACTCTTTACATGATTTTCGATTCTTTCTACCAAATTAATACCCATTATATTATACCTCCTAAAATAGTATCATTAAGAAGTATGTTTTTTATGCGAAAAAATAAAGGGTATGTTTTGCACACAGCCTTTAAATCATCAAAGTAATATAACTCTAATACCCACATCAGCCTCCTGGGCAGGATATGTTATGGTTACGCTACCGACAGTTGATGTAACATCTGTATAGGATAAACCGCCCTCAGCAAAAATATCAATGATGGAGTTTGCTTTAATAGCAGAATTGCTAATCGTTATGGTTGTTTCTCCCGTCCGTAAAGTCCCTTCCAGAATCGTATAGCCTTCAGGTATAGTCGGTTTGTTCTTAATATAAGCATCAGAGCTTGGGTCAGTCTCATTCCAGTCAGACTGAACATTAACTTGACCGCCTCCTCCACCACCAGCTGCTATGGCTTCGGCGAGCTCGTCCAATTTCTCAGTGACAGGAGTATTATTTAAATATGTATACTCTGTTCCTGTCCTACCTGTAGCAGCTATCAAACTAAATTATCTTTCGAGATGATCAATCAAACTCTGATAGTTGCTACGCTCCTTCTCACTTGTAGCATCTCTCATCATTGTTCTGAGCTTCTCGACCATGGAGGTATCACGACCGGAATAACCGTCATCTCTTGAAGTATATCTTCCCATAGAGTCGCGCCCTCTACGATAGCTATAATCATCGTCGTAAGATCTATAGCCGTTCATACTTCTCATACGATTATCCATAGAATTATTAGAATAAAGTTCTTCCTTCATAGCTTCGGATGTAAGTGCATCCTTGTAAATATCCATAAGCTTGTAGGCTAACTCGACATCGCTCTGGGACCAGTCTGGCTTCTTTCCTAATTCCTTGAGCTCATCGCAAACTTTATCCTCAATGGTATATAATACATTGCTCATCGTACAAATCTCCTTTCTCACGCAATCCTATCAATAGTCAGACTACCGTCTAAGACATCAATAGTAGGTGTAGGTACTGTTGTTCCGTCCGTAACGCCACTTACATATTCTACAGCGACTGTAAAGCAGCATCCACGAGGAACATCAATTATTGTACGACTGGTTACATTACCGTAAGTATCTACAGCAGCGGGTGTAAATATGGATCTACTTCCCTGCTGAGCCTCGCCAGCTACTGTTATAGCAACCGCAATAGGTGTTACGGCACCTCCTTTATAAAATATTTATCTAATACTTAATTCTTTTCGTAGCGCGCTTTAAATATAACTAATAAGAATAAGTATTTAGACATCAAAAACTGTTTTGGCTCCTTTAGTTTTGATGTTAGTGGTGACTCTTTTAGTTTTACTACATAAAGAGCCTGAAAAAGTAGAAATTGTTAGTCTTCTATATTTTCATACATTTACAAGTGTTGCACCTCTTGGTGCGTGTCGCTCTCGCAATTGCAGTTGTGAGGGCGATTTTATTTTTCTCTCCTATTAGATATAGCATCCTGTAAACCTCATATTAAGAGTTCCAGTGGCTGTACCGTAATTATAAATTTGTACTGCTCCATCAGGATTGATTATCAATCTGATAGTGTAATTATCACTCGGCTGGCGAATATCAAAATAATGAATACGGTCAATCGGTCTCATTGTTTTGGGTAAGGTAAAATCCAAAGTTGTCAGCGCGTTTGCCGTCAACCCTTTAGGATTACTAACAGTAATACATTTAATCCCATTTATTGCTTTACATGAGAAACCGCCGTATACTGAACCCGTTGCGGTGAAATGGCTTACCGAACCCAAAGTATCTATCTTATCTGCTACAGTCTCCGTAGGACTATACTGTACTTGATTGGCAGTAGTAGCTGTACCGCCATATTCTATTCCATTTCTTATTATTTTTGACATAAGTTTTTGGTTCTCCTTAAATATAAAAAACCACAAAAGAATAGCTATCTTGTTGGGTCGCTAAATTAAGAACTCTTGTGTGTAGTGTCGTTCTGTTGGTAAAATAACATTGAACCACAGCACAATTACTTGTACCCACTAAAGCAAAGCCACTTAAGATACCTAATTTGGCAGGAACCGATAATGTCAAATCTCTCGTATCAATATAATTTGCAGGAACAGTAAGACCTGTGAATGTCTGCGTCTTTAGCTTATTAAACCCAAAAGGTGCTATTATCTCTGCCACACTTGTATTATCACTTGTACTCATAGCTATCTCAGTAGCTAAAGGAGCGCCTGCTTGTGCATCAGTGATATGGTAATCAACATCAGGTAAAACCTCGCCCGCCTGCTCCAAAGCATCGTACTCTGCCTGCGTTAATTCTACTCCACGGGCTTTAGGGTCTTTAACGTCCCAAGATGTACCGTCAGGCGTTGTTATTTTACTAATATCCGCCATATTGCCACCTCACTTACGTAGTATAGGTTACAATAGGTTTACTTGCCTGATACTCTGCGTCGCCAGTCTTTACATTAACGGCGGAAGCAAGAGTAGGTACTGCGCCTGCAGATATGATGAGATTTTCATTCTGAACGGTAAATGTCGGCATAGAGCCTGCATTCGTAACGCCCGTAATGGGTGTTGTTGCGCCTGCGGTCTTTACCGTAATATTAGAAGCGGATACGTCAACGCCATCCTTGTAAGCGAGCGTCCCGAGTGCTCCTAAGTCACCAAAAGCTGCCCAAGCTGTACCATCAAATATAAATTCACCATTACCATAAAGAGCAATATTTCCGGATACCGCTGTAACACTTTCACCATTAATAGTAATAGGGTTAGTTGTTGAGCCATCGGAAAGAGCTGTAGTTGTCTTACCAAGGTACTTTGTAAAACCTTCAAGATTATCAACACGACTATCTCTAAGATCATATGTTGTACCATTAGGGGTTGTAATTTGCTTTAAATTAGGCATATTTAAGCCTCCTTTACTCTGTTGTAAATATCAATCTATTTTTATTATTAGGATCTATATAACACCTAACTTTACTGTTCCAAAAATTTCTCTCTTCTCGAGTTATATGAATAACATCATTATTAATATGATTAACGAATTCATCATCAGTAAATGGTAAGTCAATTAAATATGCTTTACCATCACCGATCTTAATGGCAGGTTCTCCATCTCTATAATCTGAATAAATATAAATGAATCCTTCTTTAGAAATAGTCTGTGGTTTACTATTCCATGTTGCTGTGGATGCATACAATACTTTACAATCCCCACCAATAACATAAACAGAACCAAAAGATACATCTAATGGTAAATCCTCGACAAAGGAAACATCAAGAGACTGATCGACGCCATAATCAGCATTAATAACTCCGTTGGAATTGAAGTCAACAGGGGGCTCATTCACTTATAACACCTCCCTTGTAAACTTCTATAATAGATATAGACTTAGCTATACAAGCCAAAGCTGTTCCATTTGTCATTAAAAGACGAATCTGAAAATATGCACTACCCTCTTTAAGTCCTAGAGTATCATCCTGGGTAAGAGTAACTTTCATAGTATGTGCGTTAGCATCAATGATTACATCTTTAATTTTCTTATCAACAGCAACTCGTTTATTCTGAGAAATATAAACCCAGCTTTCGGCAACCTTAGTTAAGTCTATATCTGATTTTACATTTATTGTTATCGTTGGAGTTGTTCCTCGGATTATCTTCATAGGTTACCTCTTTTCTGAAATGTGATTAAGTAAATTTATAACCAGTTAATACATATAAATATCCAGAGCCATAACGAGCAAAATTTATACCATCGTTACTTGCCCACATTGGGCCATTGGTATTATTATAACCATGACCTACAAAACTGGTCGTTGATATTAATTCATTTACGTTAGGTTTAACTAAAAATGGGTCTACTTCATCTAAATTACTCCTTTGTAAAATAATAAATTGGTATTACATTGCCACTGTCCCATGAGTCATAGTAATCGCCATCGATCACTGTAACTGCATGGGTACCAGTGCCAATTACAAATATACCATTTGGATGATCCTTACAAAAATCTTTAAGTGTATAGCAATTAGGGCATTCGTTAGGAATAATATACCTTTTGAATCCTTTATCTCGTAAGTAAGCACTCCAAATGGCATTACCAGAGGGCACGTCTTTTATGTCAAATCCATAAGCAGCTAAACCTAAAAATATAGTATCCCAATCGCTGTCCAAAGCTATACTTAAAGCTCGAATCACGCAATCACCTACAAAATTATAAGCCGGGTTTGGATTAACAAATTGCCACATTACTCTTCCTCTTCGTCGTCCGGAATATCAATAGATTGATCAAGCTCTATTGTGCTAGGAAAACTATTAGCGTCAGTCCACCCCTCAGCTACAATATAAGCTACTACAGAACCTGTCAACATGACTAAAGACGAGATCTGTACAGCTGTATCCTCATCATGCGTAACAAAAATATAAAGAGCAGCAATGAGTGCAGCCACTGCCATCCAGAACTTTCTGCTTGAGAGCTTTCTCTTCCAATTAATTTTGTCTTCCATTTTGATTTTCTCCTTTCAACATTTTGGAATATGGTGCATACTATCGGATTTTAAGTCCGGTGTCTCTGCCGTTGGACTAAGTATGCAAGTTTTGGCATCGCCCAAGCATTTTAGGGCTTATTTAACTCGTGAATGATGGGGTAGATTAATTTTCAGGAGTTGCATATGCACTACATTTCGTTGGATCAAGACGGTGTAGTAAAAGCCTTACGAGTACCAAAATATAATTACCTATTAATCAAATATTCATTTAAGTTGTTTCGAGCTGTCTCCAATTGCTCTTGGTTATTTCCGTCGATGGCATGACCCAGAAGAGCCAATATAGCCCTCTGGGTCACTCGATCCCCCGACTCAAGAGCATCGATCCTTTTCTTATCGTTTAAGAAATATCCTTCGAATTCGTCCATACGGACCTCAATCTTTGTTATACGTTCGTCTTGAGACTTTTCGGGGGCTCTTAATCTCTTAATGGTATCTACCACAATCTTAAAAGCAGCACTTAAAGATATGATAAATGCACATCCAGAAGTAATAAGAGCCCAAAGTTCAGCGAGACTTAAAGCTCCATCTCCGTTAAAAATCATGCCCAATACACCACCTTTACTGTAATATCAACCGAAGGAACAACCGAACAACCGAATGTTACTTCATCTTCACCTTGTGATTTCAAATATATCTCATCCGTATAGAACGCATGAGGGTTACCACTAGGTTGAATAATTACAATACTATTTTCCGTGATGTTGGGGAGAGATTCTGTAAGCTCAAACGAATCCCAATCTGCTACGGCAAGCGTTAGAGTTGTTACAGTAGGACGAGAACTTCCACCGCCCCCTGGAGCAGTATAATCTTGCATCATACCAACGGTTACAAGAACCTTATTAGCATCAATGCCATCGGCTGCAGCAGCTGTAGATGCGCCATTCATAGAACTAGGACAAGCAGGAGCTGCCGTTATACCATTCTTATAAACAATAAATCCATTAGCACCGGCGCTAGAAGTACCAATACCGACTACAAGCTGAGCGTTAGTAGTCTCACCCATGGAGTTATAAGTACCTAAATATACAGCGCCCTGTACAGGTGTTGTATCATCGTAATCTATGGTTAAATGATAACCAAGAACGTTAATGCCCTCAATCGTACCATCACGTTTCCAATAAACGGTATTAAATGCACCAAATATACAACCATTAATAATATTGTATGAACTCGGAACAGCAGTAAAATCATGCTCTAATAATTGATTATAATTACCGATCATAAAACACTGTGATAAAGTCCTACTTCCGGTAGTAGAAATAGTAGTTAAATTATGTCCATCAGTAGATATTGCATAACCAACGGCTACTTCCTGTCGTGCATCCGTACTACTTCTAGGAGCACTACCAATAGTAGTTACACGTCGAACCATCTGTAATATTTTACCAGTTGGGAAAGTGTATATTTTATTTACAGCGTCATAAGATATACCGTCACCAGTCCATATACCATCAGACCCCATAGTCATACGAACATATGATTTACCGATAACATTATACATACCTAACACATAGGCGTCTTGGAAACCATAACAATTATTATTCCTCCCATATATATTAGATACAGAACCATCCCATAAATAGTTATATGAACCCTCAAGAATTACATCGAAACCGCCATCACCATATATATAGTTAATAGCACCAGTTACAAAATTTCTATCACAATTACTAGCAATACGTAAATCAATATTATTATCTTGTCCTACTGCCATAAAGGTGTGAGCTCGCCCGGAATGTGTTTTTATTGAATTATTAGATCCGGCCATAAACGTTCTAGCTTGACCTGATGTACGATAGCCAAGTTCTAATACATTATTTCCACCGAATATAGCACTACCTTCTGAACATAAACGTGCTTCATTATTCTGGCCGCATACTATACTTCCCTGATTTCCAGTAGTATAATTATATTTACCTATAGTTATACTTCCGCTAGAAACGTTTCCGCCTGCGGGGCTATAATATTGACCATTAGTCTGATCTATTTTTTTCACTGAATATAAATTATGATTAATATCAAAACCATAATAATATATTCCTGAACCACTAATATCAACTACCCATTCGCCATCTGTTATTTGATTTGTAATCTCGTTTGACGTTGAATAATCGGGAGATAAATATACTTTATAAACAGTAGATTGATCTGACGTGTCGGATTTTACATAAGCCTGTCTTCCATGTTTACTACCTTTAAATAAATAATCAGAACCAATACTTCCTTTATATAACTTCTTTTTTGCCCAATTTAATGTGTTATAAGGACTCTCACCCATTTTACCATTACATACCACTAATACTTGACTATGCATATCTAAATATGTATCGCCGATATTTGGTCTTAAATATGCGGCACTAGTAGTATCTATAATTTGTGTGTGAGCAGAATCAGCATAATTTTTATCTGTTGCTGGGTCATAATAACTAATTCCACGATAAATGTACTGTGCATTTGCGGCAGCATCAACTAAATCCACATACAAATCAATTACTGGAGTTAAAGTAGAAATTGTTAATGTTCTGCTTCTATATACAAACTTAGCTTCATAAAAAAGACCAGTTGGTTGACTATCTATGCCGGTAGTTAAATCTACCCAATAGCACTTAAAAGATTCGGTAAAACTAAATGTCATTTCTGAAGTATGTTCCGGATCATAATATATCTTTTTAGTTGAAGGTATAACATATCCAAAATATATTTTACGATCAGGATCATTTAAATCTATACCAGAAAATTCTTTTGGAATCTTTATGCCGGAAATATTACCAACTCCAGATGCGGTATTATAATACCCGGATACATAATTTTGCGAGCCCATAAGGATATTAGTATAACCATATAAAGCTTCATTATTACCGCCTACTATAAATGTTTCTTTACAATATGAAGTATTATTATATCCAAAAACAATACTATAATCACCAGTAGATGTTACATTATCACCATAAGCCACAGAACAATATCCAACTGGTGTATCCGTTCTACCAAATGAAATATTATCCCCGAGTGTAGCGCCCTGAATAGCAACAGCGATACCATTGGAAGTTACAGGATTGGTACTACCTAGAGTTGGAAAACCATCAAAACTAAGATCTGCACTTACGCCATAGTCTTGCCCTTGAACTCTAAATGACTTAACATTATTCGCCATTTTGATTTTCCTCCTTTAACTAATCCTCTTCCACATATATACTGCTAAATATGGTGGTTTTAATTCCATAGCGTTTCCATTTCCAGAAGAACCAGTATTACCATTAACGCTATGATAATGTGCAGACTGAGTAAGATATACCTGTGTTGTCGCATAAGGAGCAGGACCGGGGTTAAATTCTTGATCAACGGCTCCACCACCCTGATAACCATAAGGATAATTCCAATCTGCGGGACAATAGTTATCCAATTCCAAACTAGGAAGCCCACTATGTGTCCAAGGCCAACTCATAAAAGTTACACCATAATTTTGAGCATGGTCAGAAGCACCCTTTGAGCCACTTACATATGATGTAGTAATTTCAGCAGTAGCCCCTTGAGTAGCTAGATTAATGCTATGTGTATGTGAAGGTAACTCATTAGCAGTTATTGTATGATACCATGAGCCGCCCTCATCGCCGTTTGAAAATCCACTATTACCACCACATCCAATTAAGAATCTACCACTAATCTGTTCCCATACACCTCCGAAAAGAGCTGCAGGGTTCTCATTTCTTACAGACATATAAATAGATCCAACCGGGTAATAGGGCTTAGCAAATAATGGTGAAGTAGCATATGTTTCATTTCGTCTATCAACAACTGAAGAAATGTTATTACCACTTGCATCAATGATAAGATTTGCTATAGGGTATTGCTTGTGAGCAGCCTCGTTTATTAACGCAGGTTGACTACTTGTACCCTGAACAATTAATATAGTATTAGCTCGAACATCGTCCGTTTTATTAACATCAATAACAACCGTATCAATTCTTGCAACTCCACTTGTATTAGGATTTGCAGTAAGAGTAAGATTGTCGTCATTAAGAATCCATGTGTTTTTAAACCATCCACGACCTGAACCAACACGAATCTCTAGACCACTCGTGTGGGTTACTAAGAAGTGAGCGCCATAACTGTTGAGAATGCCGTCTGATACAATACCGTCTAATAAACTGCCAACATCTTCGGCATTATATAGTCTATCGTGATCCACGGCATCAAAAAATCCACTTCTAACAGCCATAATATCTCCTTTCACTGTATCGCGGATGCCAAATCATCAAACGGATTGACAATATAAAGTTCCGCGTTTACTAATATTTGATAATCTTTCATAAATTTAACAAATTGTAATGCTCTAGTATTTACCTCTGGATAAGAACCTGGGTCATTATAAATGGCAGCAATATTACCGCCCAATACTATTTCATCCATATCATTTAATGATGGAGCTACAATTGTAAATCCATCATCTATTGCTAATGCATGAATCAAGTGATCATTTAATAGATAATCTATTATGTCTTTTACATAATAAGCTATATATGTCTTTTCTCTTAAATCACTAAGAGCTTCTCTAATATCAGGAACGACCATACAACCCTCACTATCAACATATATGGGATTATTTGAAAATATATTTACGAGCTCATCAATACCGTCTACCATCCCAATGGTTTCAATAGTAGGATAAGCCTTATAACCACTTGAATCTACTGAAAATATAAGTTCTGTTACATTAGCGTTAATGACATGGCCAAATCTATCCTCAAGTGAAATAACATCACCTAAAGTATAATCGACCATATACTTATAAAACATATCAGGTAATATTTCACCATCCAGATCGTACGTAGAGCACATTTTCATCAACTCGCTTCTTCCGCGAGTCCTTAACATTGATCTATAGTCAACCTCGGTAACGGCAATATCGGTTCCACTAGTACTAGAGCCTGTACTAACTGCCTGATACCTATCAATATCACTAGCATCAACGATAACTTCTCTTCTCTGATATGACATACCAGTACCGCTAAGACTTACTTGCTGCATCCATGTAGTACAATAATTCGGGTTTGGGTATTCTACTTCTGAAACCCTTCCAAATTCATCAGCTACATAAGTAGTGCGTGTTTTCTTATCATCAATCGCACCAACTACAAATGCACATGTTTTGTAATCAGCCTCATCGGTAAGCAAATCAGTAGATACCAAATTATCTAATACATTCTTGAAGTTAACTACTAAATTCTCGGATTGTGCAACGGAATGATCAGTGCCGATTATTAATGAGAAATCCATTGTTTCTGTTTCATCATTATAGACGACTTTACAGCCTAATCCAGCACCAACTAAAAGCGATGATAATGCATCATATAGATTTGTATTGGCAAAAGAGGCAGCCATTTTGATTTCTTTAATTCGCTGATCGTTTGACCATTGATAACGCCAAGATGGATGAGTAAAACGCCTTAAAGGATCTGTAGGATTAATTACAGTTGTATTGAGAAGTGTTGAAACGATGTTCTCAATAGGTTCTGTAAGCGCAACTTCTTCATCAGTAGCAGCTTTTCTAATATTTGCTTGCCATTCATTTTGTCTTTCGGGATCATATAGGATAAAAGAACTACCAGATTCTATGTTCTTAATTGCACAGCAAAGAGCGCCATACCAAATTAAATAATCACCAATAGCATAACTCTGAGAAGCCGAATCATTCGTTTGCTCATCATAAGGAGCAGTACCAAATGTCATAGATCCCATTATTACTCGTCGATTTAAAAGTGTTTCTGCTGATTTACCTTTAATAATATACTCATCTGCATGATCAACTTTTGTTTGAATGTTTCTAGACTCAATAACCATAACACGATCTGACTTATCTATTGTTATGTATTTAGCCTGCTTCTCAAACAAATCATAGTATACCGATGTACAAGGAACTCTTAATTCGAAGTCACCAGCATCTGAATATCTATCGGTCCATATGAATGAAGTATACATATCTATCTCTTTAAGAGGTAGCATATTGACATCTCTAGCAATAATACGCATAAATATCACACTCCATCATATAAAGTATTATAAATTACCCTACCTTTGATAGCATCTGTACTACCGCCAGCTCTCATAACAACCGTATTTTCGCCAGGATATAATACTGGCCAATTATTTTCAAGAGTTATAGCATTAAAAATGTTATATGTTTTATCCCATGTTTGAAGATCAGCACTTTTATAACCAGGTTTACCGTTAATTATTATACGGTCACCTTTGTGAATATCATAACCGGATGTTCTAACAACTCGAGCAGGATTTACTCTAATTACGGTTGATTCTATTTTATTAATAAATGAAAGCGTAATGGTTTGTGACTTTGGGAAATCATGCACAAAGTACATTTCCATTGTTACACCGGTCATATTATCGCCTTCGTAGTTGATTAAACAACTATCTGATCCGGCAGATGATGAAAATTCAATCAAACGCTGATCTAGGCTATTGTTATCAAAAGGAAATTCAAACTTATTTTGATTTGGGTAATTTATTAAACCGTATTGTGTGTCCGAAGCGTAGAAATTCGGATCCGGACACATAACTGATACGGTTGTTGTTTCATCTTTAGAGAAAATATCAGGCTCGTTGGACTCTACATACCCATCGATATATAAAGTCCTGTAGTCCGTAATGAACTCGAGCCTAATTTTTCTCTTTAGAGGAAAGAATTTATAAGAAAGGTGACGAGCATCTTCAATGAGAGGAGTAGTGTGATCACCCAACTTAAGCCATTCAAAGCCAAGCTTCAAAACTATCTGTCTAGCCTGAGTCCTGGCACTATTAAACAGTCCACCATCAATAGAAGGAACATCATAGATATTGATGTTCGATTTTGTAGGACCGATTCCATCAATGTGACGAACCTGTATACCACTCTTTTCTGGATTTGTTAATTCCAAAATAAGCTCGTCATTAGACGGGTTAAGTACATTTACCGAATAAATCATATCTATATGTTCCTTTCTATATTATCCTACATGCCCTCTAAGTAAAGCATTTGTATCTCTATAAATCTGTATAGGAGATGCCTCACCAGCATGATTGATGGTTTGTGTATAAGTGAAGTTCTGTGTTACACCGCCATCGGTAGCTGCATTACCATTAGTTCTCTCAGCAGTAAGAATGGAATTACCCGCGTCAATAGCGAAGTCACTAATGTTGGCATTGTTGAACATCTGCTCAATGCTGTCAATACCAAATGCAACACCTGAGGTGTCAACAGTAGGTGTGATTACCGGATTAGTAAATGCATCGGCATTAAATACATCTGTAACGCCTCCAAGACTTCCTGATAATTGAGTAACCTGATCAGGGCTCATATCAAGTATGCTAGACATGGATGTCATGCCACCCATACTATCACTGAGACCACTGAAGGAATCTGTTAAGGAGGATAACGATGATAATCCACCGCCTCCAAGCATTTCACCTAGATTAAATCCACCCAGCATATCAGACAGACTAAAATCTTCGCTTATGCCTAAAAGATTTCTGATTTTAGAACCAATACCATCAAAGAATCCATTAGAAGATTCTGCTGCCTCTTCAGCGTCATTAGCTATGTTCCTATAATATTCTGTAGGATTATATGCTGTAGCTGTTCGTTCGGCAGCGGCATTAATTCTATTAATCTCATCAGCAATGTCACTAATTTGACCACCAATAGATGAAGAATCCCATGCATCGGTTCCGGCCATATCAGCTGCTGTGCCAAGAGTATCAGCAAAACTCGTAAGAGCGTCAACTGCATCAAAGCCAAAAGCCTCAGCAATATAACCGGCTACTCCAGCTCCACCGTGATTTATAAGACCAACCACAGCATTAGTAAGGCCCTCCATCATATCAAGTACTATCTGAGCACCTAATGCACCAAAATTAGGAATTCCTAACAAATCCATCAAGTTCTTATAAATAGATAGTACCAATTGCTCCAATTTAAGGGCGATGATCTGTATCTTTGACTGATTACTAATTGCAGTTATAAGGCCTGTAAGTGCAGCATCTACAATATCAAGCCCCCAACCAAATACATTTTCGGATAGCCACTCCACAAAATCTTCAAGGGTTTCTATTATACTTCTTACCATTCCACCAGGGCCGAAATCTTCATTAACCATCTTAACAAATTCTTCAGCCGTTGTATGAATTGAATTAAGCATAAGTAACCCGAGATACGTAAAGGCTTCTACAATTGATGGAGCATAATTCATTATGAAATCTCGAATTGAAAGTAAACCGTTTCCAATTCCGCTAAGGAATCCAACCATTACACCATTGATCATACTAGATATGGCTATCATGGCAGCATTACCAAGGGTCTTGGCAACACTTACTAAGTCAACTGCAGTATCTTTAGCTATGGAAAGTAAACCAGAAATCTTGGTTCTTATGCCCGTCAAATCTATATTCTTAAGAGAATTTACAGCTCCAGAGAATCTTTCAACAGCATTCACTGTCTTCTCAAGTCCAGAACCAAACTTTTCAATAGCCGTGCCCATCATTAAATATGATGCACCAAGTGCTAGTATTGCACCTGCGGCGATAGCTATTGCTCCGATTCCCATTCCTGTTTTACCTATTGCGGAAAGGGCTATCATTATACCACCCATAGCGAGTGTCATAATGGTTAACACACCCATAGCAGTCCAAAGTTTACCAGTATCTATATCAGCGATTCTAGTTATAGCATCACCCATTATTAAAAATGCAGTTGATGCGGCTAACATGGATAATGCGGATACCATTACAGCACTAATATTAGACTTGCTAATTGCAGTAAGGGCTATCAAAGAACCCATTAATACGGCAGTTAATATTGAAATAACTCCCATGGCAGTCCACATGAGACTCATTTTATCTACCAAAGTAGCTAATAATCCCATCGAACCGGCTATAGCAACAAAAGCCATAGATGCTAATAACATAGACCCAGCAACTTTTGTTATTCCATCAGTAGAAATGACATCGTATTTTAATAGAGCTGCCATAATACCGATAGTAACAGCTATTAATTCATACATTATGGTCATTGCGGCCATAACAGACATTATACTACCGCCATTAGTTAAGAAACCCGTAGATCCCATAACGAATGCAAGCAGCGATAACGAAGCGGATATAACCACCATCGTACTTGTTACTGTGTCTATTAATTTACTAACAGCTTTCATTTTCTTATCAGTAATTTTACGCATATCAATGCTGGAGATCATAGCAGCTAATCCCCAAACACTAGCTAAAACAATTACAAATAAGCCGCCGATACTTAATAAAGTACCAACTAAGGTTTTTAAACTATTAGTATTATTAGCGATTACACTAGCCGCGAATGCTAAAGCACCAACTAAAATGCCGATTGTAACTAGTATACCTATTATGCCCATGAATGGACGTAATACTTTACTATCTTTATTATTTTTTATCTTACTAACCGCAAGAGTCATCATGGTTATAATAACGCCAATAGTAAATATAAAGCCAATTATTACAGAAGTCGCTAATATTATTTTTCTTCCGTAATTCTCTGTATTGCTCATTATCATGACCATTCCAGCCACAGCGCCCATTAAAGCAACAACGCCAACTATAACAACGCCTAACAAAATAGCTAGTGAAAATATAGTTTTTCTGAATACTTTTGGATCTACCGTAGAGGTTGTAGACGATATTGTATTTGCTATTGCTATTAAGCCAGCCACCGCACCTATTGCAACGGCTAACATTACTCCAACAATAGCAATAGCACCAATTAACGCTCCAGGGCTACCAACATACTTAATGGTAAATGCTAACCCAGCAACTGCTGCCGATAACATCAATATCAATAAACCGATACTTGTTAATATACCAGCAATTGATTCAAAGGCTTTTGCTATTCCGCTAGATTTAAATGATGATACAGCAGAATCTGTCTTATTGACACTTTTTAATATGAAACCTGCCAAAACACCTATAGCTGCAGTCAATACTACAAATAAAGCACCAATGCCAATTAATAAACCAATAAAAGCGCCATCCAAACCAGCGTCTTTCATTTTCCAATATACTAAAGTGGTTAAAGCCGCTATAGCAATTAGAGCGCCTATAGAAATCACAATGGTTAATAATATTTTTGAAATATTTTCAACCATTTTGGCAATGGAATTTATTACACCAGCTTTGTATTTCTTATTATTAGCTTGATCGGATATGTGTTCTATGAAGGCCATTATCATACTAAGAGTAAGTAAGATCACTGCAAATCCTAGAGCTAAATAAGGACCTTGACCATTTTGAATCATTCCTGCTACTAATAATATTATAGCCAACATCTCGAGCAATACCAATCCAAATGTCAGCAATAATGAGCCTATCGCCCCGATTTTAGCAGCATCAGCTAATGATTTAGCGGCTGCTTGAGCTTTCTTATAACCAGAAGCAGCTTGATATAGTCCCGCAGTAAATGTTCCAATTGTACTAGCTATCTCCAATTGAATAAACATACCAACCACTTGACCTATAATTGCTACAACGCCTTGTATTTTAAGAAGCGCCTTAGCATCTATCTTATTGAATGCATTAATAAAAGAAGCTATTGTAGCCGCTATCGTTTCAAATATACCATATTCACCGAAACTGAAGTCCTCAATTCCAAGTAATTTACCAATTAGGCTTTCTACATCTTCAATTCTATCACCAAAGAATGATAAAATATCATTACCCTGTTCGTGAAGATCTTGATTGAAGAATGAACTTATACTTGTGCCTAGTAATATGAAGAATTCTTTAATATTTTTAATTATCTTACTGTGTGATATGGTATCAACCAGTCCACTAATAGAATCAGGAATACTACGTAAAAATGCTAAGAACTTAGATTCGCTAGGTTCTGGAATCATTTTTTCTGCTTTATTAATATTTTCAGCAGTGGTTATTATACCTTGCGATATAATTTCCATCATAGTAGCTGATGATGCAATTTGTCCAGCAAATGGTCCATCACCGACAGCACCCATAGCAGAATCTTCTAATGCTTCAGTAGATTCCTGAGCCTGATCAGATATGCCAAACCAATCTTTGAAAATATCTATAAGTTCACTAAAGAATGTTTTTATTTTTCCCCAACCAGTAGCTATAGAATCAGCTATGCTTGTAACTACTGTTTCGGTTGTATCCCAGAAAGTATCCCATTTTCCGGTATTGATTCCTATAAATTCTTTAATGTTATCAATTATTCCGCCAATCCATTGACCAAAAGGAGTTTGAGACAAAGATTCCCAAGCATTTTGAATTCTGTCTTTCAGATCGGTAAACCACTGTCCTAAAGTAGTATCTTTTAACTGATCCCATAAATTACCGAAGCCATTCTTTATTTCTTCTAATAATCTTCCAATGTTGCCATTACTTAGAGTATCTACAAAGTTACTAAATGCTTCTCGAATAGTTACTGTAGGGTCAAGTAAGTCTCTAAATAACTGTTTTAAAGCATCAAACATTTCAGAAACATACTCAATCGGCTTCATCCATAAACCTATATTAGTTAAATGAAGTTTGAATTGTCTAAACCAACTCTCGAATACATTTTTTACTTCAGTAACGGCGTCAGCAATAGGCATAAAATATTCTACTACTTTATACCAAAATTCTTCTATTTTTCCGCCAATATTATAACGCTCCCATATATCATAAAATAATATAAAAGGAGCAGCTATAACTCTAGAAATTATTCCAAAAGATTTAGATATAACTTGCGCTAAAACTCGCACAACTTTTTTAACTAACTCATTCTGTCTAATAAAATTAGCACCGGCAGTTAATATACTACCTATATAACCTAGAACCTGTAATACAGAAGTCTTAAATCTCTTAATCCCGCCGTATAATGAATCAGCGGATTGCTCCATTTGACCAGCAGCATCTCCAGAATTAAAGAGCGCCATGCCAAGTTCAAACAAAATGTCGACAATTAAACGTATAGGCTGAAATAAGCCTTCAAATAGATCTTTTACATAACCTATTTCTTCATCACTTAACATTAACGCTTCTGTTAAATCGGTTAAAGCTTCAGTTATACCATAAAGTCTAGGTCCTACAGCCCAAGAACCACCAAAAGCAGCTACAAATCCATTACCGATAGCAGTTAATATACCACTAATATTAGATAATACATTTTGTATACCGGCTAATAATTCTTCTCGACCTCCCCAGGATCTCCAGCTTTCTAAAGCACCATTCTGAAGATCGAAGAATCCATTAACTAAACTTGTTAAAATATCATTTATAGGTGTCCAGAATTCTTTGGCTTCTTCTAAATTACCTATAATAAGACTAAACGTTTGCTGCCAACCAGAACCTATGGACTCCTTAAAGGCATCCATCATCTGTCGGAATGTTCTAACTTTTGTTGCTGAATCTAAAGCAGTTTCACCGAGTCTAACCATCTGGTCGATCTCTTCATCGCTATAAAGACGGTTACCCTGCTCATCAGTTAATTGCTCATAATATTCTCTTGATTGACCTGCAAATTTTCTTAAAGTCTCCAAGAAAACATCAGACGTTAACCATCCTTCTTGCAGCGATTGATTAAAGCCGCCAAGACCATCTATATAAGCATTCATCGCATCAACAGATGTTCCAGACATAATAGCAGCAGTTTTAATCAATTCATCTTGTAAAACTTGTCCACCCATACCAGCGTTAACCATTGAACGCCAGTCCATAAGTCTGATTACACCGGCAGACATAGCCTGTGACATCTGATAACCTGCGCGAGCTACAGATTGAGCATCAGCGCCAAATAAAGCACCAACATTAGACAAACCTTTAATAGCTGTTACGGAATCTTCAAGATTTACACCAGCAGTCGTAAAATATCCAATATTACGAGTCATATCGGAAAAGGCATATGTTGTTAAATCAGCATACTTATTTAACTCACCAAGAGCTTGCGATACATCTTGCATTGTAGTTCCGTATCGCTCAGTATTCGCTAAAATGGTTTGAGTAGAATTGGTCAATGAATTGTATTCCTGCCAACCATCACTAATACCATTAAACTGATGTATGAGATTCATACCCAGGTTAGTTGCCCTCTCGCCAATAGCGATCATAGCACCCATACCAATCATTCGAAGCATTGAGAATCTACTACTGATGTCATCAACATCTTGAGTTAATACTGATCTAGTATTATTAGATTCTTGCTGTATCGCTGAAGCGGCTGATTGAGCATTTGATACGCCGATATCGCTAGCATAACTAACACCCGTTTTAGAAAGTTGCTGCAGGGCTGTAATCGTATCTTCTACATCTACTGCCGTGGTACCAGTATTTTCTAAGGCTTTTCTTAGAGAATCAATTCCGCCCGTCTCGAATTTAGTATTAGCTGCTTTACTAATATTGGTTAAATAGGTCGTCAATGATTCGGCATCTTTTGAAACCCCACTTGTGGTAGTTTGGAACGCCTTCTTTAACGACTCTAATCCAGAGGTATCTATGTTTTTACCCGATGTGGCGTTATTAAACTTAAGAATAGCGTCCATCGTTTGATCAATATCTTTAAGAAATTGCTTGTTATTAAAACTTATAGATACTATTTTGTTATCTATATCGGGCACGATTAATACCTCCTTATCTTTCTAACTAATTCGTCCGTCATTTCTTCGAACGCAGCAGTCGTAGCGGGATCAATATAATCATATCCTTCAACCCAACCACCATTTTTTGTGGCATGTCCATATTCAAGAAGTATAGCAATATTAACGCCTTTATTTGTATTACTATTATAAAACTGTATTTTATAACCAGTATGAGTATCTTCTATTTCATAAGACCATGCGTCTCTGGTTTCACCAGAATCAATAGGTGTAGCATTCTGCAGATATTCTACACCTCGTCTTCCGTATTTATGAAGAAGAGGCATAACGCTCATGGTTTTTATACTTTGCAAAGTATTGAGCATACTAGAATAATCGCCTTTACTCGTTACTTCAATAAACTCATTAGCCATGAGCGCCGCCTCCTCTAAATATCAAATTTTCTCTGCGAAATCCATGCAGATCCATCCAGCTCCAGACTTGAGCTTACCCCAACCATCAACAATATCAGTTATGGTAAATACGCCCTTACCTGTGAACTTGCCTGTTCTGTCAAAGTTCTTTCCAGGGCCTTTACGAATATTAAGATTAGAGATCGATACCCTAACTCTTATCGGCTTAAAAGGCTCAGGAATCGGGGCATTTTGATTTGTAGGTTTGGCCTCAGTCGATTCGCCAGCGAGTCTCTTGTTAACCTCAGCAGCAATTGCATAGTGAGCGTTATAAAGGTAATCGCCAGGACAAGCCTTAGCTGCAAACCATCTATGAACCGTCATGTTCTGCTTATCAACCTGACCAATAAGATTCTTATCTGCCTTCCATCTTAACTCAGGAATATCGTTTCTCTTACAAATATCGACGAGAAGATTGATGAGGGACTCATATGCCTTATCAGACACATGCCAACCCGTCTCAGCTCCGCCATCATTAGCAACCTCAATTGTAATTGCTCTGTTATCGTTGGATCTACTTGATGTACACCAAGATCTATCAGATTCATTTACATAAAGTGCGATTCTTCCATCAGAGCCAATTCCGTAATTAGAGCTAGTCTGTCTAGAATACTTAGAAAATAATGCTCCACAAGATTCAACTGTCATATTGCCAGCAATACAATGAATTGTAATCGTATCTATCTTGTGGTTTCTAGGAGAATTCTTGCAAGGACTAAGCTTTGTATAACTAACTAAAGGACTATTACTCATTCCTTACCTCCTTTACTGAAAGATCTGCAATCTTATTGCAAACCTCATCTGGGAATTCATCATCGTCGAATTCTTCTTTATCTATGATAGGTAAAGTTTCAAAGTTCTTTTCTTCTTCCATTTTACTTATCCTTTCGAATGAAGTTTTGCTCTTCTTTGAGCATTTAATGCTGCATTTCTGCTCATTAATTCTCTCCTAGGAATCTTGTTCTTCGGATCTTGTTCAGCATTCTTTTCATTGCAAACCCTTATTAATGTTAGTAGTCTATTCAAATGCCATTTCTGACATTCAAAAGGGATTTGTAGTGTTACCATCCAGTAATAAACTAATTCCGAAGTAATCGTTTCTTTCATCTGTTTACCTTTTTTCGGTTTATCTTCATTAAACCAAGTCGCTGTCATAGGATTTTTAATATATTTTATAATGCTTTGAATATTACTTTGAGATAAACCTAAATATGTTTTATCAGCCACATTACTGGGAGACATTGTCATGCATTTTACATAATACAATATCTCCTCAGCAGATAACTGATCTGAATTTTGTAGAAACGGTTTGTGGTATTTTGCTTCCCATTTTGATAAAGAGATCAATGAGTGTTCTAAATGCAAAGTTGTTTCTGGTATATTATAAAATTCATTGTCTGTCTCGCTATATATTTCGCGAGGCTCAATTTTTATTATTAGCATAGTTATGTTGAACTAGGAATAACGGGTGTTCCATTCTTCTGCATTTCCTGGGCCTTAGCAACAATATCTGCCGGGAATACATGACTAATAAAAGCAGTTGCCGCCTTATCGTCTGTGGCCAGCTTCATATAAAGTTCACTATATGCAGGGCACTGAATAAACTCATCCAATACTTCCTGGTTCTTAATAAATCTCTTTCCATCTTCGGACTTCACACCATAAGACATATGAATAACTTCTCTGAACAACTTAATAAGTTCTGCATTATCCTTAGCCTTTGTGATTCGATCAATTAATTCGAACCAACCGCCCTTAACACTAAACTGCTTATCCATCAACTCAGCCTTATTAATGTTAAAGTAAAAATCTTCCTCTCTCTCAACGCCGTTATAATCTGTGTACTTAATAGTCTTCTTATACATATTTTTTGGTCCTTTCCTTTAAAAAATATAAAAGGGGCCAGCCGAACTGAATACCCCAAAAGTTTAATTAGCCTTCGCTCATAAGATCAATGATCTCATCAGGAAGAAGCAGTCTAGAATCTGCTCCAGCTGTCTTTGAATAATAGGTATCAGCAGCCCATGTAGGTGCCCCAGAACCCTCAGGAACGGGTGTATATGTATTGCCGTCCTTTGTGTAATAATCTGTATACTTGGTTGTCCAATCGTCGGGCTGAGAAGTTGTCTTCGTATAAGTATCCTCAGCACCCTCAAGAATGGCAAGGATCTGCTTATACTTTGTCTCATCAGTCTTTGTGGAATCAATAATTACATTGGCCGTAGGCTTAAATCCTTCTACATTAATAGGAGTTGTTGTGATTTCCCATGAGAAAGTAATAGCCTCAGGTGAGTCATTAACAGTCTGATAACCTCTCTCAGATGTTGAAGCACGACAACCATAAATGATATGGAGCTTCTCACCATAAGCATCACCCTCAAGGTCATTACCAAGCTTTGTTCTATAAGCGAAAGCAAATGACTTTCTCTCCTGCTGACCGATTGTAACGCCAGTTGCGATAGAAGCGGAGCCATCACACTCTGCCCACTCATCAGGATATGTGTAGGCCTCAATTGTAGCTCCGAATTCCTCAGCTGAATACAGGTTAAGATACTTGATGTTATCAGCATAAATAGCTGATGCCTCAGCACCTGAAGGTGACTCTGTAACAGCTGTAAGACCATTCCAAGCAATACCCTTGCCGTATGTTCCCTTATCATTAACAAATAATATACCATGATCGACGCCGGTTTCGTAAGTCTTCTCACCAGACTTATCCCATATTAATTTAGCCATTGTTTTGTTTCTCCTTCTGTTTTATTATTATAACATCGTGATACAGACCATCCCTAACATACCTTGATGAATATCTCGTCATTGGCAAGTTTAATATTTGTCGTATAGCAGGATGGTCAACTTCATAACTAACGACACGAATTTTATAAGTTGTCCAGTCTATGTATTTCTTATTATCAGCATCTACATTATCGATGTAATCTAAAGAATATACAATACATGGAAACTTCATTTTTATTGTCTCTGGAGGGTTATAATAGACATTATTAGATCCTAATATTTCAACCAGTTTCTGATGAAGAGTCAATCGGGTCTGGGCCATCATAAACACCTCCTAGAGTCAACGTTAATCGAGGGTATTGTACTTCTACAGTAGTTACCACCCATTTTGTTCCTATATAAGTCGCATAGACTATATTATGGAAATTTTCAAAGGCATAAGGATCGGCAACTATACTTATAGAATTATTACAGGTTGGGGATTTAATAGTTGTTGTATATTCCCTATTAGTATCGTTACGGACGTAGTTTCTAAGAACATCCCCGTAATGAGGATGCTCTTTAACTACATCTTTCCAAATACCTGGCTCTGTTTCAACAGTCTCTCTATAACCTACGCCGCCAAAATACTTAGCCATTTTGATTTTCTCCTATCAGCCCTTAGATGTTGCAGGTGCAAACTCGAGAATGATAGCAGAGAACGGCTTTGTAAGCATACCAGAAAGTCTTGTCTCCAAGAGGTATGTGTACTTGTTGAAGTCGATGTCGAAATCATCGAACATTGTTGTCTCGCCGCCCTTATCCATACCGATTGTATAGTCGGCAAGATTAACAACGATACCAGCAAGCTTGAACTCTCTCTCGTTCTCCTCACCATCATTCTCAACTCTTGAAATATTATCAAATGCAGGAACCTCAACGAACTTGCTTACTCTCATGGCTGTAGCAAGCTGAGCCTCGGACTCATAGATTCTTCTACCCATGGAATCCTTGATAAGAAGCATCTCGGCAAGCTGAGAAGGTCCAATATACATCGTAGGTGAACCAGAACCCTTATAATCAATACGAGCTCTTACACAGTCATCAATAAGCATCTCTGCCTTATCAGCAACCTTATCTGTAGAAGAATACTCAATTGTCTTACGATAAGCGAATGTTGCAGAAGAAGCATTATGTCCACCAATCTGAGAATTATAACCAATAAGAGGGGATACATCCTTGTAAATCGGGATAACCTTCTCTTCCTTGATCTTATGAGGATCAGAGTTTGCTCTACCATCACCAATGAGAATAGCTCTAGCAATCTCTTCCTTAAGCTTGATCTGCATCTCACGCTTTACCCAAGCAACAACATCAATGTCTGTGATGTCGAGAATATCATCTCTATCAAACTTCTGGAGCTTGTAGATTGTCTGAGGAGTTACCTCTCTCTTGAGCAATCCGAACTGCTCCTCAGCCTTCCTTGTGCCCTTAACATATCCAAGAGCTCTAGCCTCATCGATTGTGATATCAGCTGCCATTGTCTTAAGTCTTGAGAACGGGCTCTTATGAACACCTGTCATAACTGCAGAAACCCAAGCCTGGTCATCGTTAATGATCTGAGGTTCTCTGTCAAGTTTATGTGACTCCGGGAAAAGGTAGTCAATTCTTGTAATACCGTGGGCAAGGAATGTCTCCTTAAGGCTTCCCTTCTGGGAAATAGCCTCGCTGAAGATCTCATCCATCTCAGCGTGAGAAAGAGTATTCTGTCCGTCTGTGTCAACCGATCTGTCAAATACGTTCTGCTTCATTGTGTCATCTCCTAAATCATCATGTTTTGCTTCGCCATCAGTACTTACTCCGGCCTCTTCTAAAGCCTTATCAACTGTGACTCCAATTAAATAATTTACTACTTCTTTCTGTTCATCTGTAAATCCATCGATAACATCCTGAACAGTCTTTTCCTTTGAATCTGCCACTTTAGATTCTCCTTTATCTTCATGAGCTAATGCATCTGCATTCGCATCTGTGCCCGCGTCATCTTCACTATGACTAACAGACTCTTCTCCATAAGAAATATCAAGATCGGAGTAAATGATTGCTTCGTCATCTATTTCTGTATAGCTTCCGTCTGAGTGCGCGATGGAAATATTATCTATCATCGCACCCGGATTAGCACCAGCAAGTACAAGACTTACCTCTCTAATCATACCATGCACAACATCTCCGCCTCTCTGAACTAACTTATTAGCATAAATTGAGAGTGATTTGATGTCGCCATGCTTAACGTACTCCTTTGCTGATTGTCCTTCGGGAGTATCGTTAAATGATCCATAACAATATACACCATCTTCACGATTCTCAAGAAGAACGTGGCCAAGTACATTTCCGAATTCGTTGTGTACATGCTGCCAAACGAGCGGGACTGTCTGCCCATCGCAATCCTTAAATGCATCTTTCTTAATGGTTCTACCATCGCCGCACTTAAGATCGTTTTTAGTAGCATAACCACTAAAATCGTATGCCATGTGTTACCTCCTACTTTTTATTTCGCTTTTTATAAGCTTCAATATTCTTTAAATAATTACCATGCGGTAATTTTCTACTACCCGTCTTTGAAGAAGAGGATTTCTTTGTCTTCTCAGGTTCGAGGAAAGCTGGATTATTTCTAATCTTTTCCATCTCATCTTCAATAAGTTTTCCATACTTCTCTTCAAGTTCGGCAGCCGTTTTCTTATAACTCTCAACAGCTTGCTCTTTATTTGAGGCCGTCTTTTCCTTAGCATTGCTAACATCTTTACTAGCCTGTTTTGTTAAGCTTTCCTTCTTAGAAGCTGCATCTGTCTGGGTCTTAGCATAATCTTCAGCAAATCCTTCGGTCAATGAGTCTTTTATCTTTGCATTGGCATCCCGTAACTGCTCAATTTGATTTCTAAAACCTCGCTTAGCTGCTTCATTATCAGTATTGCTTATCTTTTCATAAAGCTGCTGTGCTTGAGCCATTGTTCGTTGTGTTGCATTATCGATTACTGTTTTTAACTTATTACGACTAGATTCAAGATTCTTTTCAGTAGAATTTCTAAGATCTTCTAAAGCTTGTTCCAATCCAGCCTTAATATTAGTGACCGTCGACTCGAGATCTTCATCCTGTTTAGTTAAATAATCTTGAGTCTCTTGTGTCTTAGCGTCCAATTCTTTCTGATGCTGAGTATCAATTTGATTTCTCATATACTCAGCGGCAGCTATTCCTTCTTCGTTAAGACCTTTGTTAGATCTACGACCCTTCAAACGCTTGGTCTTCTCATAGTACTCATGAGCTTTCTCTGGATCGTAATATTTTGATGCATATCCTCCTGCTGGTTTGTTTTCGCCAGTATGGGATAACTCACTTTGAGCCATAGAATCCATCTGATTGAGATACATATCTATGTTATTAGTCATCATCTCTTGCTGCTGCGCAAAAGATTGATCGTCCATCATTGGCATTTGACCGGCAGGTGCTCCACCTTCAGCCGTATTAATATTACTATTAATTAACTGATCAGCTCTAGGATCACTAGAAGGCTTAAATCCAAGAACGGCTCTAAGCTCATTAGAAGTAATGACTTCGTTTCTAGACAAGCTGTTTGAAAGATCTGCTAACTGAGTAATTGGCACTAGTTTAAACGGATCTCTAAAGAAAGTAATTCTTTGCCTTTGAGCTCTAGCTGTCTTAGTTAAGAACTTCCTTTGACACTCCTCTGTTATAGCAGAAATTATAGGTTCTATAGTTCTGTTGTAATAATTGAGCATCTCCTCTTCTTTAGCTGTACCATTAAATACGGCTTCAGTTAAACCAAGTTGACTATAAAGCAATGTAGTAAGGTATTCAATCTGCTTTAAAAGATTATTCTCGATAGGATGTCCTAACTGAACAACCTTCTCAGTACCATCAGTATATGCTATACCATACTTAGTGCCCGTCAATTGGTCTTCAATCTCTTGTCTTCTTTGTTCGGCCTGTTTCTTTCTAGCTTCAGATTTAATAATATAAGGAAGCTGAATAATAAGGTCCAACTTACCAGAACTTGACTGTTCATCAACTTGATCGAGCAATGCCAACTTACGAACTAATCGTCTAAGGGTTGAATTGGGCTCATTCATTACAGAATATAATGGATTCTCAATGATTGCTGTAGATCTCTTTAAAACACGAACTGTTTCTTTAATACACTTCTTTTCATTGTATACTTCTACATCAACTGAATCCCCATACCAGGTAATAATCTTACCTGTTCGAAGCGTATGAATGTCAAATGCGCCAGTAATGTTTGGTTTTACATCTGTATCAATCGGAACTAAAGCTACGTATCCTTCATCAAACATAGACAAAACAACATCTCGAATAAAATCTCTAGAGTTTTGATCAATGTTGGCCTCTGTTGAAAAAATATAATTCAATGAAGAATCTTTAATCTTTTCAACAAAATTCTCATTCTCATCAACTCTAACATGCTCAATGTCTATTGCCGAAACATCGATAGCTATTCGATTGTATATGGCCGTGATAATGGTATTATCATTGCCCATTCTTAACTTATGTCGGTCTGGTCTATTATAATACCCAGCGGATTCATAAGATGGCGTGGGATCTTTATTCTGAAATGCATTCCACGCATGTGAAAGTCTGTCAAAAAAATTCATCTAAAGATCTCCTTTATATAAAATGGTATTCGCTTGGCATTCTGTTTGTAATCTGTAATAGTGGCACATTTGTGCTGTTCGCTGCTTCCAATCGAGCGTTGAATTGTCTAGCATTATTAATTATACTATATGCTTCAGCTCTTTGTGAAGGACTTGCGTTTGGACGCGATAGTATGGCTCTGGCATCGCCTAAATCACTTTTTAATGATCTATAAGTTTCTAATCTAGAATTTTCTTTGATTTTAAAAATATTAGCTTGATGCTGTTGCTCATTATACTTTTGAATAGTATCAAAAGTCATTTTATTAGCTTCTCTAACAGTATCCTGCATAATCTTTAGTTGCTCATTTTCGAACTTGGCTTTCATAGCATATGCATCTGTCGTAGCTTTATTAGCAGCTTCGGAAGATTTTATTTTGTAATCTTGTTCTTGTTTATCTTTCTTTAGATAATACTCATTATTCTGTTTATTTACTTGTAGATCGTAATCATTATTATTTTTTAATACAGCATCATAATTGCTTGCTTTTGCATCATTTATAGCTTTTTCACCTTGGGCTCTAGTAAGCTCCGCTTCTCCTTCAGCTTTAGCTTTTCTAGCATCGCCAATGGCTTTTGTTTGATTAGCTCGAGCGTTCATTTTTCCTGCTTCAGCTCCGGCCAATTTTGCTTGTGCGTTTGTTACTTCTGCATCGGCTTTTCTACTAGCTATATCTCTACCAACAGTGGAATTATTAAATTTAGCATTTGTATAGTCAGCTTCAGCTTTCTTTAAATTAGCTTCTTCTCGCTTGGATTGGATCGCTCGTTCTTCGGCTTTAGCCTTTTGTCCAGCTTCTGAAAGATTGAATCTTGTCTGCGCAGCATCTTTTTCTGCTCTTAATCTATCAGTAACATTAGAATATGCTGTATTCTGAGCATTCATTTGGTTTGTTTTAGCATTTAGTTCATCTATTGCTTGCTTTCTATCATCAAAACCGTCATCATACTTTTTACGAGCAAGATCTTTATCGGCCTTGCTAGCTTTAGCATTAAGTTTATTAGCTTCAGCGGCTATACGTTCTGTCTTAGCTTTCTTCCAAGCAAGAGGATTTGCTATTTCACCCATAGTATTGCCTGCAGTTCGGCCAAAGCTTTCGCCAAGACTTCTACCGAAAGCTGGAATAAATGCTTCACCAAATTTCATACCTCTCTGATAAGCAATGTCTTTCTTCATCTGCTTAAGTTCCAATTTTAACTTTTCAGTTTCGATTTTTTCAAGACGATTTTCTTTCTTAAGATTCTTTCGGTACTCTTTAGCTTCAGCTTTCTGAGCCTTCTGATACATCTTATTTTGAATTTTTGCAGATTTTGCTTCGGCTCTAGCGGCAGCTCTTTGAGCACGAGCAGCTATACGGGCCTCTTTAATGTCGTAATGTCTTCGCCCGGCTTCTGTGAGAGATCCATCCTCATTCTGCCAGCGACGAACCCCCCAACGCATACCTTTAACGCCGTAATGGTATAATTCATCACTTTTATAAACTATGTAGCTCATAGTTTTGGGACCTCCTTTAATCGTCGTATGTAGTATAATAAACTTTTTGTGTACTTGGATCTACTTCTATTGAAACAACACCATAATCATGAAAATATGTAGCAACAACTATATCTTTATGAATATCATATCGATCAGGCCCTGATGTTGTTTTACTAATTCCAAGATCTTCTGGCACTTCAGAAGCAAATTTTGAATGTGCATTATTACATGCGGTTTTAACTTTGTCCCAATTTTTAACTAACGAATCTAATGTTTGTCTAGTTTCAGGGTCATTTATATCCTTTTTATGGATGGCAGTATCTACATCCAACCCATATGTTATAAAATGACCATACTTATCTAAAGACCAAGGTAATCCAGCAATATCTAATGTCTGATTCTTATTTTGCAAATCACTAGATGGAATTGTATTTTTCTTACGTTTAAATAATCGTCCAATTCCTTTTTCTCTATCATGTCGTACGCCCCATTTTTGGCCTTTAATGCCATGATGAGCTAAATATGATTCATCTCTTTCAACAAAAGTAGTACCACTTTTTACAAAATCTGAGTAATACATTTTAAACCTCTTTATTTTTCTGATAGAATTTTTTCTATCATTTCTTTACCATTAGCACATATTTTTGCCTGGTCTATACTTCCAGAAGTTAGAAGATCATTAAAGGTTTTATTTTCTCTTATCATTCTAGAAGCCATCGATTCTTCAAAAGTTGTATTCATCATTATTACTGGCTGGCCTTTTAACGCTTTTTTATTATTATAAAACAACGCATCATCTAATATTTGAACACCTTCTGCAATGATTTTTTTAGTTTTAAACATACTGGAACCGTATTTTTGTAAAGCATCTTGAAATGTATCAAACCATAAACCAACAGCCTTTTTATCTTCACCTTCACGTCTATCTATTTTTCTAAGTTGACGATATGCTTCACTCTGCATTTTTCTCCATTCTGGATGATTCTTGTCTAAAAACTTATTAAAATTTGCAGACATTTTATTGTTATATTTACCAGGCGTACTATACAAATACAAATCCATATGTATAGTATCGGCCCCATATTTTTTCGACATATCGGTCGCAAAGGTAGATTTCCCAGAACCAGACAAACCACTGACCCATAAAATATTTGTATCCTTTGTTTTACCCCAGTTATCAATATTATAATCCGTATGAGATCGATTAATTTCGTCTATGTTATTAATTTTACCAATATTATATCGCTGTTTGCCAGCTTCCGTTAAACTACCATCAAGATTCTGATATCGCCTAACACCCCATTTTTGGCCTTTAATGCCATGATGGGCTAAATATGATTCTTCGGGGACAATATAAACTGTTTTCATCATTCAAAAGCCTCCCTATTAGCCTTATAAGCAATGTAAGCGTCCATCATAGCAGCGACATTATCAATCTTAGCATCATAGCGCTTCTTCCAAAGTTTACGATTACCATTATTATCCTCAAGAGCTATTGCATTTCCCATAGCATAGCTCATAAGATGCTCATCAAATATGAGCATTCTTTCTTCAGATAATATCTTTAATTCACTAAGAGGAACCGACTCGGTTTTAGCTCCCTGAATAACTTTCTCAACGGCAAAAGGACCATTCTCAGCAGTCCAACGATCAACAAAGTCTTTAGCATTATATGGGTCATAACCAAAAGATCGCACGTCATATTCATGTTCAAGAATAAAATTGTCGAGATCATCATAGACCTGCATAATATCTAATACAGTTCCATCTAAAACGCACAAAGTTCCTTCTTTTAAAAACTCATCATACTTTTGTCTCTTTGCTAATGACAATTTAGATAACGTTAAAGTGGTAATATAACTTCTTGTCTTGATTCCGAATGAACCATCAGCATTAGGAAACATAAAAGTAAATGCACAGAAGTCATCACCTTGGGAAAGATCGGCTCCGAGCGAACATACACATCCGTCGTAATTCTTATGTCTATTTGTAGGAAATAGCGTTTCTTCATAAGTAAAGAAATATGTATAACCTTCTGTAGGTATACCAAATCTCTTTGCTAATGTGTCATTCCTATTTACAGGGGCAGCTTCCATTCGTTCAACATCTAGCTGATATGTCTCATATGACACTGTTTTACCGATGTTTGGATTGGCCTTTTCCCACATACGAGGATCACCAACTTCGCTATCATCATCTAGACGATACCACCAAATAGAAGTATGAGGATTATAATATTCGCCTTTTAAAATTGACATCAGCTCCATTTTAATAGTATCACCAGGTCCATTTCTAACTGTACCTTCTGAAGACACGGCGACAATGACATAACCTTCATTCTTAGAAGCGCCCTGTTCAATAGCACCAATAACATCTTCACGAATATCACCAGAAAGCCACTCGTCAATCGTATTAATCTTACTTCTAAGACCTTGTAATTTATCGATTGTCATAGGTCTTATCTCTAACAAAGATGATGTTAAAAAATTCTCAATACCCTTCTTTGTAGGCGATAACTTTTGTCTCATAGACTTGGAACCCGTAGTATTCTGCATAGATCCTTCAGTTAAGAACTTAAACCATGGACCTCTTGCTCTAGCTATTGCGGTTCTAATTGGTGATAATACTTCTTCTGCCTGCTTCATTGTAGGAGCAGTAGTGATTTGATGCGTTGTGGTTCCATCAGCCGCTAAGAAATACGCCTGTAAGCATGCTAAATACATAGACTTAGCAGCACCTCTTGCAACTATTAAATATTGCTTATTTACTAATCTTTTCTTTATTATTTTTGTGGTGTACCCACCGGTTTTTGGATTTGGTACCTTTTGTTCTACAAAATAATACCAACTTAATAATTCTTCTGACCATAAACCAAATGTGTCTAGGAGTTTTAAATCAGAACCATCAGTTAGCGTTAATTCTGTTTCACAAAATTCAACAAAACCTCGATTGGCTTGATTGTCGTAATAATATCTAGGATCAGCTATAAGATCGTCGATCCTATTCATCTCCATTTCAACATTTTGGTTTACTTGTATTTCACCACGCAATACGGCATCTCTAAATCTTCCGTAATAAACGGGTGTTGCCGTGTTTGATAACATGGGTTTAGCTCCTTTTACGGTTACCATTAACAACATTAAGACCTCCACTAAGTTCATATAGGAACGAAAGGAGCCAAAGAAGAAAATTCCGATTATTGCACGGTCTTAGTGAAGGTGTCAATGTTGTTAATAATTACCAAAATTTTGTATCGCCAGGCGTTCTTTCTTCTGGAAGATCTAGCATTTGTTCTCTTAAACCATAATGAATCATCTGATGGGTATTAAATGACACTGATATGAGATTATTCATATCAAACACTTTACTTTTACCATTAATAATATCATCTATGGTTATTGGGTTAATATGGTGTATTAAAATTTTAGATCCTCTGGGAATAGGATAATCTAATACGCCCATATCACATCCATTATCTCGAAGAATAACATTTCGACGAATTTGCTTCCATTCCGTAGAATTATACAGATTCTGATTAAGCCATCTATGACCTCCGAATGTAGCCTCACCGATTTTATTATCTCCTAAATATAAGTAATCAAACCTATCCTGCCAAGTTTGAAACTTGATTAATTCCGAGTATGATTTAGTCATCTAATTTGATGCCCCGCGTCCGGAAGAGTGATTGTCTGTCCATTACTTAATGTGTTTATAGTATATGGTTGGCCATTTCTATTAATATAACTAATAGGTTTATTTTGTGTGCCAATCACATTAGTAAGATACCTTCTCCCGTTTTCTATAACTGAAGTGCTTAGTTTTCCTATAGGTGTGTTTGGGGCTATTCCGGATGCTAATAAAAATGAAGCGCTTAAACCAACACCAACGCCGATTCCTATAGCAGCCGCCTTCTGTTTTTTACTTGCATCTTTCCAATTGGTATTAGACCATCTTTTAATTGATGCTCTAACATTTCTAACTCCCCATCTCATACCCTTAACGCCATAATGGTAAAGTTCATCATTTGAACGGTAAACTATATAGTTCATTCTCCGTCCTCCTCATCATAGTTACCAGAATATCTTGTAATTGCTTTGATCGCTTGTTCATATAGAGCTTCTGATCTCTTAGCAGATTCAAGAGCTTCTGTTTTAGCTTTTAAAAGTTCATTCTCTTTTTCAAGCTTTTCTTTTTCTAGTCGCTCCTTTGTAGATCCAAGTTTAAGGTAGTGAACTATTAATTGATTACTAGCGGTCCCGTCTCGCAACTTTTCTTCCGCTAAATTTACCGCAAGAGAGATTAACTGATTCTCTCTTGACTCTGGGTCTAAAGCAGGGAGCGGCCTAGGTTTATCGCTTTTCTTAGCCATCCCTGACCTCCTTTATTCATTCTCTGCAGCAACATTCAATCTCCATTCGAATTCGCTGATTGATTGCTGAATTGCATTCAAATGAGCAGAATTCTGAGGAGGATCAAACAACAACCGAACTTTCAAATATACATAGCTCTTTACAGACTCAAATTGTAACTCATCATCTGTAAATTCAGACCAAGTATTGAGTGAACCGGTAATTCTATACCCATCTTCAGGTCCTACACCAAGTTGATTAAGGATCATGAAGACTGAATTGATGTGAATTATTAGATCTGTGTCAAAAGCAGTGTAAGAATTCTCCAATCCTAAAAGTTTCTCTATACTTTGTAATATGCTTTCGTCCATTTGATCCTCCTTTCCTTCTGTTTGAATATAGTTTTTTACTTCTTTCCTATCTACAAACACCGCTTTCACCCTAGTTTTCTATAGGGACCTTTTTCTCAATTTTACCCCCGGGGAAATTTTAAGG